TCACAATTGTGTTTTTACAGAAAGAATATTCTCCACTATAAATAACTTTCTTATCTTACTTTTATGGAGTTTTATGTCATCGTATTTGGGATTCTCGCTGCGCAGGATGATGTAATTCTCCTCGTCCGGTTCATAACGGCGGATGTATTTAATCATACGGTATTCGTCAAGCAAAATCATGTAAATCTGACCATAGAATACATCTTCCCAATTTTGTATTTCGCGGACGACAATCATATTCCCATCATAGATACACGGCTCCATGCTATCTCCATTTGCCCGAATAATACGAGAACTTTTATTTATACCAGGAAGGTTTACAGAACCGATAATGTTGTCTCTGGTGAAATCTATATTCCTATTTTCAGGCCCGCATGTTCCGTCTATGTCGTAAACGAGTGCACCGGAATAGTCACCTTCTTTAATATCTGATTGGATGATGTCGTTTTTGCTTAAAGAAAAATCAATCTTCTCCTCTTCATTTGTATCGACATCTGTTATAAACCAAATTTCATCTTTCCCATAAACATCAATGATACCTTGTTTTATATCATTGGATACTGAAGGATATTTTCCATTTCTTTTGTCAATACAAAATATACGATTAAGACTTTGCTGCGAAACATTGATACTCTTAGCAAATGCTCTTACATTTCCTCCAGTTTCACTCTGAATAAGCTCATATACCTTTTTGTTAGCATAAGGCATCTCGCTTGCATTCAAAATTGTCTTCTTTAAATTAGCTACCATAAGCCTTCTCTATTTTTATTATCACTCTATAAATATCTGCATGATTTATTTTATAAAGAATACGCAAATACTCTTCTTTTTTTGATTTTTCAATAAACAAGTTATCGTCTGGCATTTCCAATAAATAATTTATTGCCATATCTATAGGAAACTGGAAGCGTCCTTTCAGTGCTTCTTCTATACAGCGAAACAATTCATCTACAGCTTTTTCTGTAAAATTCTGCCTTTTGTAAAAATCAAGCGCATTCATATAGTGTACAACTGCAATAGTTGTATGATTATATTTCTTGTTTTCTTCGTATGCGGCCTTAGATGCCATCCTCTGTATTTCACTTAACTTTTTATTAACCTCTATTGCATTATATATTTGCCAGCCTATCAGCACAGTAACCAACAATGTTAGTATCGCTATAATTACAGCATACATATCTGTATTATAATACTTATATACAGACAAACACATTGTTAAGGTAAATAGAAAACAGCCAAAACACAATAAACTTAAAAACCATTTCATACTTACAATGTTTGTTAATTAGAAAGATGTTTCTTAGATTTTGTTTGTTATATCAAACAATGTTTGTATCTTTGCATCAGAAACGTAATACAAAACAAATATAGTAATAATATTCTAAATACGCACGATTATGAAAAGAAATGTTTTGCACGAAATCATGACAAGCGCATGGCGCATGTTCAGGGTCACAGGTGAAAGTTTCAGCGAATGCCTTAAAAGGGCATGGCAGGTGTACAAACTGGCAAAAGCTATGAAGTCACAGGTTGTCCAGTTTTTCTATCAGAAGACAAACGGTGAAATCAGGCAGGCGTTCGGCACCATGAAAGACGAAGTGATTCACGACAAGGTGAAGGGCACAGGCAGAAGAAAGAACGAAGACCTGTTCACCTACTGGGACACAGAAAAAGAATCATTCAGAAGTTTCAAGAAGTTTAACCTTATAAAAATCGCATGACTATGAGAATGAAAGAAGTAAGTGACAGACTAGATGAATGTTACAACGAACTCGAAGAAGTGAAGGCAATGCCTGAAAGCGAAGTATGCAAATTGTATAACGCGGACAGCAAGAGCGAGATTATCGCACTTATCTACGAAGAAATCACGGCGTTAGAGAGCTATCAGGGCGAAGATTGCAGCGAAGACGACGGTATGGACTACATCGGATTGCAACTATCGCAGGGTATGGCGGTTATTCGCTGGTGATTCATAAACCCTGCTGACGGACTGAACGGCATCCGGTAGCGAGAACCGGGCAGGGTGCTACAGATTAGACCTTTGACTTATTGGCAGACCCTCTACGGCGTAATTCATAAACCGTATCGAGGCGAACAAGAATGATGATGCAGAAGCAGCGCAGCAGAAATGCCGTGACCGCTTGCAAGGCTGTATCAAAGCTATATGAATGAACTTACTTTCAGCACCGAAACAATCGTCCTCACGGTGGCGAGTATGAGCGTTGGGCGTGCTTATCGCTGAAAGTCCTATAATATACCCGTGGCTTACCAAACCTTTGATAAGCGGCAAGGCTACCATCGGAACGCCCACGGGAACGAACTAATAGCGAAATGACATGGATATAAGATTAGAAGTTTACGCAAAAGAAGTGAACATCAGTTCACGCTGCAACTGCATGGACGTGCAGATGAAGATTGAGAGTGAGGACGTGAAAGACCTGTTGGAACAGATTGACGAGGGTCTGATAGTCGAGTACTTAACAAACAAAGGTTATAAGGTGGAGGAAGCGGAATGAAGACGTTAATAGCAATATGCGTTGCGTCGCTGGTTGTGATGCACGCAAACCAAGACCTTAGCCCGATGTACTGGGCTGGATTGATAGTATTCATCCTTGCCGTAATACTTATGGCAAACAAACTTGACAAAGGATATGGAAACGGTAAAACAAGTGACACAGATGATTGAAGAGGTCAATCACATTCTGATTGCGAGAAGCCGTGAACTTGACCGAAGAGCCAAGTTTGATGAAGAGATAAGTAATGAGATTCACAAACTGTTAAACAAACGAAGCAATGAACATCGACATACACGAATTGAACCGGATAATAGCCGACTTCGTGCAGGTCGGTTATATGCAGGCGGTGAAGGTCTATGACCCGCCACAAGACAAGGTGCGTAAATCCGAAGTCAAGAAATGGCTTCGGATTGCCAACCTTGACCAGCGTAAATTTGACAGGCTTGTAAAGGCAGAGATAATAAAGCCGTTCAGGGTTGGGACAGGCAGGAATTCTCCTTTTTTCTACTCAAAAAAGGAGATAAAGCAGGCTTTTTCCATGGCGGCGATAGGTGAAACGATTAATAATAGCAGGATAAATGATTACAGAAGTGAAGATTGACGAAAAGTACAGCACGGTCGGCGTGTTCGATATGCTGGAATCCGGGAATCCCGGCGATGTGGCGAAAGTGCCGTATGAAGAATCACGGCACACGGGAATAAAACAGGAATCCCAAAGGCGCAATATGAAAGCCCGGCTTTTAGGTGAAATTGGAGAAGGCCGTAAATGCCTTAAATATAAAGTATATGCGGCAGGGAACGACGATACGACAATGATATTCAGATTAGTATAAAATAACTCATATTATGAATGTACTGGAAGAAATGAAACGCATGGTCGACGAGTTCGTGATTGAGAGCGAAGAGTTTATCCGCCGCATGAAAGAGAACGACCGGAAAATGGAACAGGAGCACCGAGAGGTGATGCGGATGATTGACCAATCCGGCAAGAACTGGGAACAAGTAAACAACAACATAAATATTATCAGACATGGATAGTCCAAGTATATATGCAAAGATAGTCTCTATATTGAAGGAGACGAAAGCAATAACGAAATCGGAAAAAAACCAGCAGCAAGGTTTTAAGTTTCGTGGAATAGACAACGTGATGAACGAATTGCATGAGCTGTTTGCCAAGAATGACGTATTTATCCTGCAAGAAGTGCAGGAATGGACCACGAATGACCGTCCAACGAAAAGCGGTGGGGTAAACACATTCACACGTGCAAAGATAAAGTTCAAATACATGACGACTGACGGCTCTTTTGTGGAGACAGTGAACGTGGGCGAGGCTATGGATTCGGGAGACAAGGGTTTCAACAAGGCGATGAGCATCGCGTTGAAATACTCTTTGCTTCAAATGTTCCTTATCCCAACAGAGGAACCGAAAGACCCTGACGCCACCACACCCGAAGAGACCGACTACATCGCCATGGCGTTGCAGGAAATTAATGCGGCACAGAGCATCCAAACGCTTACAGGCATATTTAACAATTACAGAGCGTTGCAGTCAAACCCACAATTCATGTCGGCTTTGTCTGCCAAGAAAAAACAACTGAAAGATGCAGCTAACTAAATCACAAATCATATTCGACCAACAGGCACACACCTACACCACACCCGACGGCGTGTGCCTGCAAGGCGTTACCGGGATGATTGAGAGGCAACTGTTCCCGGACAAATATTCGGGAGTACCCGAATTTGTAATGAAAAGGGCAGCCGAAAGGGGGTCTTTCGTGCATGAGGTCTGTGAACTTGTGGATGACTTGGGCATTGAACACGAAAGCGAGGAAGCCCGCAACTATCAAAAATTAAAAGAAAGTTACGGGCTTCAATATGAGGCAAGCGAATACCTTGTATCGGACAACGAGCACTTCGCGTCCTGTATTGACAAGGTATATCGGGAAAGCGACAATGAATTTTCACTGGGTGACATCAAGACAACATACAAGCTCGACAAGGAGTATGTAAGTTGGCAGTTGTCTATTTACGCTTATTGGTTTGAAAGGCAGAACCCCGGATGCAAAGCCGTAAGGCTATTCGCCATCTGGCTAAGAGGAAGCATTTCGGAACTTGTGGAAATAGAACGCATACCTGACGGAATTATTATTGAACTGCTTTCAGCCGAAATAGAGGGACGCAAGTTCATAAACCCTTATGCCGTACCTTCGGTTAAGACTGACATGCCTTTGAAGTACCGTGAAATGGAACAGTCTATCATTGAAATAAGCGAGCAGGAGAAATATTGGAAAGAGCAGAAGAAAATCCTGATGGACGGCATAATGAAAGAAATGGTGAAAGCCGGTGCCTATTCGTGGAAAGGCGAAAGCATATCCTTTACCCGCAAAAAAGACAGCATACGCAAGGTTTTCGACCGTGAATCCTTTGAGAGGGATTATCCGGGCGTGTACGACAAATATCTGACAGACACACCGGTTAGTGGAAGTATAACATTAAAAGTATCATAATAAAGATGAGTAATCAAATCACCGGACGGCTTGCCGCAATCGGTCAGACCGTCCAAATTCCATCCAAGACGGGAGGCAGTCCGTTCCTGAAGCGCGAGTTCCTGCTTGACGCGACACCGCACGACACATGGACGGGCGAACGCAGCCAGTACGAGAATATCGTCCCTTTGGAGGTATCGGGCGACAAGTGCGCCGAGCTTGACAATTTCAGCGTGGGCGACATAATCACGGTATCCTTTGCCCTGCAAGGGCGTGAATGGACAAACCAAGACGGGCAGACCAAGCGCATGGTCTCCATCCGCTGCTACAAGATAGAGCGCAGGAACCAGCCGGGACAGACCGCCCCGACACAACAGGCAGCACCACCGCAACCCACACCACAATACCAAGCACCGACCCAGCGGTTTCCGCCAAATGTAGACGCATACGGAAACCCAGATAATGACCAATTACCTTTCTGATATGGAAACAAAGAAATGTTTTAAATGTGGAGTTGTAAAGCCATTGTCTGAATTTTATAAGCATCCACGAATGGAGGATGGACACTTGAATAAGTGTAAGGAATGTACTAAAAAGGATGCGAAGACAAGATACAATATACTATCAACTGATAAGAATTGGCTTGAGAAAGAACGAGTAAGGAATAGAGAAAAGTTTAAACGATTAGGGTATAAAGATAAGTTCAAGCGAATAAGAAAAATATGCCCTTTGGAATCTAATATATCCCGAAGATTAAGAAATAGAGGATATGATACCAAAGGGAAGGAAGCTCATCATTGGAACTATAACTTACCCTATTCTATATTCCTCTTATCAAGAAAAGCTCATAGATGTATTCATCAATTTATAAATGTAAATTATTTGGATAAATACTGTTACACAATGGATGGCAAAAAGATTGATACAGTTGAAAAAGCAATATCTGTTTTTTCTTCCATATTAAAGTCTAATGGCATAAATGAAGAACTTAAAGTTTTGAATATTAGCCTATGAGCATTTTCAATTTGAAAAATGAATACGATATACCCAAATTCAAGGACTATGTAAACAAGCTGTTCCGAGAGCGTGCAGTGGTGGAAGTGAAAAAAAAGCTGCCTAACCGCACGCTTGCCCAGAACAGCTACTTGCATCTTCTTTTAGGGTATTTCGGCAGCGAATACGGTTGCAGCCTCGAAGAAGTAAAAATTGATTTCTACAAAAGGACTTGCAACCGTGATTTGTTCGAGAGAAAGACGGTAAACAAGAAAGGCAAGGAAATAACCTACCTGAGAAGCTCAGCCGAGCTGACCACCGGTGAAATGACTTTGAGCATTGACCGTTTCCGCAACTGGAGCGCATCCGTGGCGGGCATCTACCTCCCTGCGGCAAACGAACAGCAGATGCTTATCTACGCACAACAAGAAGTAGAACGTAATAATGGTTTTATTTAAAAATTGAGATTATGAAAAAAAGAAAATTTCCACAAGATGTAGCAAGATTCTTTCATCCTGAAAAATCAATCAACCCTAAATCCAGCGGCATTCACCAAATAGAGAAAGCTTCTCAAAGAAGCTATATTCCAGTTTACAATGGTATGGGTACTGCAAGAAAGTTTTATGATGAATCGGGAATAAAAAGGTATAAGTAATATGGACAAATTTTTAGGACAGGATATCCCTGAACAGGAACGGTGGCAGTTCCTTCAGGACAATGCCGATGCAGTAGAGAAAATCGGTTATACCCACCGATTCACACCCGAAGAATTGGCGCAAAAGAAAGAAACATTAGCCGAGGTGTCAATCACAATCAATGATATAGAGATTGAAAAGAAAGAGGCTATGGATGAGTTTAAAGAACGCCTTAAACCTTTGAATGAAGAAAAGCAAGAACTATTAGACCATATCAAAAGAGGTTCTGAATTTGTGGAAAATGAAGAATGTGCCAAAATTCTCTATCATGAGGAAAAGATGGCAGGATTCTATAACAAGTTGGGGGAATTGGTTTACAGCCGCCCGATAATGCCACAAGAAATGCAAAAGACAGTATTCAGTATTAACCGTAAAACAGGAACAGATTAATTATGGAAAAAGAAAACAAAATCAATGTGGTCGTGCCTGAAAATTATAATGGCACACCTATCGAAATCGTATTGAGAGAGGGTAAGGCATCCGAGGAACTCGACCCGAAAGAACCGGAAAGAGTAGTTATCAATGGAACAATAGACGCACCTTTCAGATGGTTGGAGAAACGTGTCGAACTGATTAATCAGAAATCGGCTAATATCATCGTAAATCGTGATAAGATGGGGTTAGCATTAACTATTGATGAAACCAACTACTATCAGACTGAAATCAGCGGTATTTTACAGGCTTCAAAAGAAATGCAGGAATTTGGCATTAACACGGATAAGAAATGGGAGCCTATCAAGCTGTCTCAGTTCTTCAAGATGCACCGCGCTTTTTTCAAGGACAAATCCGAGAACATGATGCTGGTTTCCACTTTGAAAAATTTCAAGGCGAAAGTCAACCAAGACATCGAACGCAGCAAGGAGGAAAACGGAAGCAAGGTTGACAATTACTCGCAAGTGGTAGACAGCAACCTCCCGAAATCATTCAAATTAAACGTACCCCTGTTCAAGGGTTTTGCAAATGAAGAAATCGAAGTCGAAATTTACGCGGATGTGGACGGTCGGGACGTATCCCTCTCTCTTGTGTCTGCCGGGGCTAATGAAACTATCGAGGAATATAAGAACAAGGTTATTGACGAACAGATTGAAGCAATCAAAGGTGTTGCACCTGACATCGTAATCATCGAAATATAACTGGCAAACGGGCAGTGTTTCGTAATGGGAGAATGGCAGTCCCACCCTACGAGGTTGAACAAGATGCCGGTTCGAATCCGGTCTGCCCGGCAATAAACAAAAAAAATATACAATTATGGAATCATTTACATTAATCAGGATGAAAGAAGCACTTGACCGCATAAGAAAAAGCAGCGGATACAAGGTCTGCAACAAGGTATGCGCTCTTAGGGAAAGGCACGCCATTCTGTACGACCTTACAGAGGAACAGTTCGGAATCGTGAAGCACATCGCCCTCCGACGGAACGTAGAGGAAGGAAGCTGCCGGATGATAGACCGAAACAGGATTCCGGAATAAACTTAGGGTATCATGAAACTGACATTGACAGCCAGTGAATCCGCATTGCTATGCAAGCTGGCACAAGACAGGCTATCGGACATCGTGGGCGAGGTCTTGATTGAGAATGACAAGGCAAACGACAACCAGCAGCGTTTTATCGCTAAGCTGTGCAAAAAACTAAAGAGACAGATAAGGTATGATAAGGACAAACGAAGAAGAAAAGCAGATGATAAGAGACCGTCTTGCCGAGATACGGGAAAAGCTTCTTAATGAAGATATCCTGTTCAATCCGCAAGCGGACGCACTGATACGGGAGAGCAACATACTGAACGTGAAACTTAAACTGATGGGAGGATAAGCGATGCCATACTATAAAAACGAAGAAAATGTCACAAATCAAAATTATGAACCAATGAATGAAATCCTATCAGGAAAGATCTGCCCCTATTGTGGCAATCCTACCGAATATGTGGACAGTTCCGTTATCTACGGACGCTCATACGGCATGATTTACCTCTGCCGAGATTGCAGGGCTTATGTGGGAGTTCACAAGGGCACAGACCAAGCGTTAGGCAGACTGGCAAATTCTGAGTTAAGGAAAGCCAAGAAAGAAGCTCACTTCTACTTTGACCAGATAGCCAAGACAAACCTGATAAACAAGATTTGGCATGGGTATATACCCGGAATATCCAATAGGAATAAGGCATACCTATGGCTGTCAAAGAAGATGGGCATACCAAGGGAAATGTGCCACATCGGAATGTTCGATGTGGAAGACTGTAAAAGAATTGTTGTAATCTGTAAACCAATAATTGAAGAGCATGGAAACGAAAGAAATCACTAAAACCATTTACATCGCAAATGATGGAAAAGAGTTTTTAACGAAAGAAGATTGTGAAAAGTACGAAACATTCGTCAAGGAAACACTTTCACGTATTAAGTATTTTTGTATCAACTGTAACCCTGATTTGACAGAAACTGGATATTTCCAACATAAGATATACGTGGCAGTGTTCTCTGAACATTACCTATACGAAGATATTGCTTTTGAATGGGCATTGCGAAAGTTTGGACACCTTTTAGGAGAAAGCGTACAAGGATATGGATTCCAGCCACGCTTTAGTGTTAGTGAAATTTCTAAAGAAGAATACGAAACGTGTTCACCTACAGAATGGGGAGGTTTCAAGCTAAAGAGCGAACGCATATTTCTCAGCCCGAAGTATGTGGACGGTTTTCCTGAAAACATCGATTACATGAAAGAATGGGGATTTAAGTGATGCCATACTACATAAAACGAAAGCCAAAGAAGAAAGAAAAGCCTTTTCCGTTATTTGACAAGGCAGGAGTAAAAATCAAGAAGAAGCCGGATTTAGTCGCCAAACTCGATAAAGTTTTCAGCCGCTATATCCGGCTTCGTGATTGTATGCCGAACGGTTATTTCCGCTGCATCTCATGCGGCAAGATAAAGCCGTACGAGCAGGCGGACTGCGGGCACTTCCACTCCCGCCGCCACATGGCAACAAGGTTTGACGAAGACAACGCACATGCCGAATGTAAGTCGTGCAACCGTTTCAGCGCAGACCATCTGATACATTACGAGAAAAACTTGAAATCAAAAATCGGTCAGCAACGCTTCGACAAGCTGGCATGGAAAGCCGGGCAGACAAAGAAATGGGCTGATTTCGAATTAATCGAACTCACGAAGTATTACAAAGCTTTGGGAGATAAACTAAGCAAGGAGAAAGGATTATGATAAAGGTTACTATTCATATAGAAAACTACGATGAATATATGGATGAAGAGGTTTGCAAGGACATTATGTTACAATGTTTGCCAAGCATCGGAAACGCATTCTGGATAAGTCCTGAAACAGAAAAACAGTTCATAAATACAATTCACAAAAATAATCTTTATGGGAGGTACAGAAAATGGCTGTATGGAAAAAGTTCTGATTTAAGTTATGACGAACTTTTTTCTTGTGACAAAGAGATACTCAAAAAAGATTTTGATTTAAGTGATGTATGTATTGTTAAAAGAATCTTGTTTAAAGAGAATGGTGAAATACATATAGAATTATCTGACGATGTATAAATTACGCGATTACCAACAGAAAGCCAGCGATGCGGCAGTCAGCTTCTTCAACAACAAGGCGAAGAAGAACAGTGCCATCATGGTGTTGCCCACCGGAGCGGGGAAATCTCTCGTGATAGCCGACATCGCCAGCCGTCTTGAAGGGCATACGCTCATTTTTCAGCCCAGCAAGGAAATCCTCGAGCAAAACTACCTCAAGCTCTGTTCCTACGGCGTGCTGGATTGCTCCATATACTCTGCGTCATTCGGGCGCAAGGAGGTGTCAAGAATCACCTTTGCCACCATCGGCAGCGTGAAGAACCATCCGGAACTCTTCCAGCATTTCCAGTACATCATCATTGACGAGTGCCATCTTGTCAACCCCAAGGAAGGAATGTACAGGGATTTCCTCTCGATGCTGAAATGCAAGGTGCTTGGACTGACGGCAACTCCATACAGATTGAGTTCAAGCCGTGATTTCGGAAGTATGCTGAAATTCATCACCCGTACCCGCCCGTGCGTGTTCTCGGAAGTGATTTATCAGGTGCAGATTTCCACCCTTTTGGATATGGGGTACCTATCAAAGCTGAACTATTACCCGATGAATCCCATTGGATGGAATGAACTCAACTTAAAGGTGAATACGACTGGTGCCGACTACACTGATAAATCCGTAGTCAAAGAATATGAGCGTATAGACTTCTACGGATTTCTGGTGAGTATAGTCCAAAGGCTCATGAACCCTAAAAGCGGAATAAAGCGCAAAGGGATATTGGTATTCACAAGGTTTCTGAAAGAGGCTGAAAGGCTTACTTGGTCTATACCCGGAGCGGCAATCGTTTCAGGAGACACGCCCAAGAAAGAACGCGAGCATATCCTTGAAGCGTTCAAATCCGGCGAAATACCGGTTGTCGCAAATGTGGGTGTACTTACAACCGGATTTGATTACCCTGAGTTGGACACTATTGTCATGGCTCGCCCTACAATGTCCTTAGCCCTATGGTATCAGATAGTCGGGAGAGCCATCAGACCCCATCCCAATAAAGAAGCTGGTTGGGTTGTGGATTTGTGTGGCAACATCAAACGGTTTGGGGAAGTCAAGGATTTGAGGCTTGTGGATGGCGGTAACGGCAAGTGGGCAGTTTACTCCAACGGAAGACAATTAACCAACGTGAGATTTTAAGATTATGGAAGGATATATAAAACTAAGCCGCAAGTTCTTCTCGAATGATATGTGGAATGAAGCCCGGACTTTTAGCAGTTGCGAAGCGTGGCTCGACTTGATTCAGTCGGCACGATTTGAGGCAACGCCCCGTATGGAGAGTATCGGAGGTCGAGAAGTCTCTTATACAAGAGGACAATATCCTGCATCCATAAGATTTTTATCCAAGCGTTGGAAATGGTCAGAAAGGAAAGTACGAACATTTCTCGCTTTTCTTAAAAGAGAAAACATGATAACTATTTCACAAGAACAGGGTATGAATGTAATAACGCTCGTGAAATATGAAGAATATAACGGAAAGCTCTCCGACACAGAGAGTGACACAAGAAGCGACACAGATATAATGCAGGAAATAAGCGAGTTACGCAAACAAGTGACACAACTTCTGACACAGCAAGCGACACAGTTACCAAAAGAACCGAAAAAGCGACACACAGGTGACACAAAACAAATAAAAGGGAATAATGATATGAAAGAAACTACTACTGACGTAGTAGTAAAGAAAGACGCAGCTAAAGCTGCTACTCTCTCTCGAAAAGATTCTTTCTACCAATCATTAGTTCCTTTTGTCGGAAAATACCCGAAAGAGATGATTAGGGCGTTCTTCGATTATTGGAGCGAGCTAAACAAGTCAGGAACCAAGATGCGCTATGAACTTGAAAAAACATGGGAATTGCCAAGAAGGTTGTCTACATGGGCTAACCGGGAGCGGATGCCTCCTAAAGCAGATACAGGCATGGTATTGAAAGACAATTCTATTGGAAAATACAAAGAGAAAGGCTGGTAATATGGAACAGATAAATTTTCAACAGACGATTGAACGGCTAAAGGACACAGGGTTCTCTCCTATCCCTAACACGGTGCAGGTGTCAATCCCTGATGCAAAAAATGTCTTATGGAACGGCATCAGGTATTTCACCAGAGATAAAGCCCGGTGGCTACCGGAATACGATGAAGTCGTAGGCTGGCTGACTGACAATAGCGGACGCGGTCTTCTGTGTTTCGGGAACTGCGGACGTGGGAAAACTCTGATTTGCGGAAAGATCCTGCCTTTGGTTTTAAACCATTATTGCCGTAAGGTGATAAATTGCTATGACGCACAGCAAATGAATGCCAATTTGGACGATGTAAAACAAAAACACATCATCTATGTGGATGACATAGGCACGGAGAGCCTTAGTGTCAAATACGGAGAGAAAAGGCTTGCTTTCGCTGAATTAGCAGATGAAACAGAGAAAAAAGGGAAGCTCCTGATTATTACTACAAATCTGTCAATAGACGAGTTGAGGGAAAAGTACGGAGAAAGAACCATTGACCGCCTAAAGGCGATAACAAGAACAGTTCTCTTTAGCGGAGAAAGCCTGAGAAAATAATATGAGAATCACAATTTACTGGGTCACGCGGGATTGGAATCTTATTCACCGAATACGCGAGAAATACAGACTTCCACAATACATGACCTTGAATGGGCTTACCGAAGCTGAAGTTGACGAAGAAACACTGGCTCAACTGAAGAAGGGAGAGACAAAATTCCTGATAATTAGAAAAATCGAAAAATGAAAGACATCGAATTGTTCAATGATTCATTCCAGAATTGGAAAACATACGGAATACCGAAAGCGCAGCTCATACTTAGCGACCCTCCGTACCAGTTGGGGAACAACGCATACGCAAGCAACCCGAAATGGTACAATGACGGAGACAACAGAAAGGGAGAAAGCGAATACGCAAAGAAACAGTTTTTCTACAATGACAACGAGTTCCGTCCGGCGGAGTTCATGCACTTCTGTTCACAGATGCTCATGAAAGAGCCGAAAGGGACAGGTAAATCCCCCTGCATGGTGCTTTTCTGCGAGTTTGAGCAGCAATTCAAGTACATAGAGCTTGGAAAGAAATACGGGCTGAACAAATACATCAACCTTGTGTTCAGGAAAGACTTTTCGGCACAGGTGCTCAAAGCCAACATGAAGATTGTCGGCAACTGCGAATACGGGCTGGTGCTTTACAGAGACAAGCTCCCGAAGTTCAACAATGACGGAAGGATGATATTCAACTGCTTTGACTGGGTGCGGGATAACGATACGCCCAAGATACATGAGACGCAAAAGCCTGTTCCCTTATTGCGCAGGATTATTGAAATCTTCACAGACAAGGACGATGTGGTTATAGACCCATGCGCAGGCAGTGGAAGTTCCTTGCTTGCGGCGGCGCAGCTTGGGCGCAGAGCTTACGGATTTGAAGTCAACAGGAAATTTTACAGTGAAAGCAAGAAACTGGTGCTTTCAAGGATTCAAAAAACAATATTCGCATGACACAGATTGAATTCATGAACCGGCTGATAGACAAGCACGCTCCAGCCGTGATAGGATGCACATACAACATCCTGTTCACAAACGACATCGCAATTACAACCGTTATCGAGGCGGTGGAAGCGGTAAGGAAGTCTGACCGTTACAGGCATGAGACAAAAAGAATAACAAACGTGATAGACAGGCTACGTGGAAAGTACGAGAAGATGCTCTTCGAGGTCATAGGAGACCGCAGCGGATTCTTCGCGGACGCCAACGAGACGTTCCTTGAAGACATCCAGAAACACGTGGACATCCTCTACTACAGCATCAAGGGGGTGTTCGACAAGGCGAGGCTGGAAGATTCCGCCCTGCTTGCACGGTGCGAGCTGGCAAGGACGATGTGCGAGTTCTCCTGCATCCAGCTGGACAAGCGCGAAGAAGAACTAAGGCAGGTCGACTCCCGTTTCAGGCGTTCCAACATCGGATACCTGCGTCTGGCCGCACTCCACAAGGAGCTTGACAGGCTGATGCGCACAATGGGAATACCCTGCACGATCAACCTTGACACGGACACCTGCCGTGCGGCGGTCAACGTCCTTTCGGCGAAGCTCTGCGACGCAAGATTAATCGCCAAGGCAATATCGGCATAACCACTAAAACAGAAAGTATGAGCGTAGCAAGAATCAAAGACCCGATGGTGGAAAGGAAGCCGTCGGTGGACGAGAACAGCAAGGGGCTGAACGAGAAGATAAGGAAGTATTACAGGCACGAAGAGTCGTTAATGCCGCTCCGCATAAGCCGGAACACGGTCATTCTGGTCAAGCCGGAGAAGTGCAACGAGGAATATGCGGAAAAGTACAGGAAGGAGAAGTTAGGAATATGAAAATGGAAACGATAAAAGAGGCCGGTCTCCGGCACAAGGAAGGGATAAGGCATTACCAAGACCGCAAGTCGCACTGCGATGAAGATTTCAAGGCAGGAGCGTGCTGGCTGGCTGAATACCTGATGAGCGTCCCGTTTAATGAGATTTTGGAAGAATTGGTGGAACTTAAAGAAGATATTGATTATGACAAGAGAACAGATTGAAAAGGCGGCAAAGGACTATGTAATGCCAAATGCAAGAATAAGCCCACTAATGGAATCAATAGCCGCAAAAGAAGGATTTATAGCCGGCGCACAGTGGCGCATCAACTCGGTGTGGCACTGTGCAAGCGAAAAACCGGATAAGAATCAGCTTGTAGTATTTGAATGTAGAAAAACATACGGAAGAGGGTATTCTGTGAACTTCGGAGAAAATTACGACTTGCTGAAGAATGTTGTTCTGAAATGGGCGTATGTAATAGATTTATTGCCAGAGAGAAAGGAGAAAACGAAATGAGCACAAAAGGATTATTCTTGCTCCAAATGGCTGCGGCAATGGTTTCGGTTGACGATGTGCATAATCCTTACCATCAAGAACGTGTAAGACGCGAGAATGAGGAACATCGTAAGCGAAAAGAAGCCAATGCCAAGAGAATGGGTGAGATAAACAGAAAAAGATTCGGTGAAAAGCCATTGTTCAAATTTGTCATCAAAGGACATGAGATTGAAGCATATTCCCGTAAAGATGCTATTGTTAAACTCAAACATAAAGGATTGTTATGATACGCGAAGTGAAGATGTACGAAGCAGTGTGCGACAGGTGCGGAAAGAGTTCGCGCACGAAGTATAAGACAAGAGACTTCGTTGATATATGTGTTGAAGTCGATGAGAACTGGGTGAAAATTGACAATTTGAACTACTGCCCAGACTGCTACGAGTACGATAAAGAAACGAATGAATATAAACCGAAAAAGAAACTAAGAAATGACAGTACAGGAATTGATTGATGAACTTATGAAAGTGGAAGATAAGTCAGCAATCGTAAATGTTATTAAAGGAGACGCTGACAATGATTTTGTTTATGAAATTAATGATATCGAATGGTACGGTGATTACCCTGTAATAGTAATTTGATTATGGAACGCAAGATAGGAGAAATATTCGAGTACAACGGTGAGTGGTATCAGTGTATTATAGGGCATTGCAATCAATGTAGCTTTGATGAAGTAGGAACTTGTAAATTTATTGGAAATCCATATTGCGCTTATAGAAACGATAAGAAATTAGCGTGTTTCAAGAAACTTGAAAAGGTCGGAGAGCCTTATACTACTTTTGTTGATAAGACTGTACAAAATTATCTTTTAGAAACAGCAGTGTCTGTTCCGCCAAAAGATGTTTTTACACTAATAAATAACGAGCAAAGACTCATTGCAATAGAAATCAAACAAACCAAAGAAGATATGGAAGAAAATAAAACAATATTTCCAAAAGAGGATAATGCACTTACAAGGACAGTTTACGCTTATGTAAATGAGAAAATTTCGGACAAGGAACTGATAAGGTCTATAAAGGAAATGTCCGATGAATATCCTTATAATAAGAATAACCTTAACTCCTTTTCCTTGGAGTTGGCGAAACAGGGCAAGCCAGTCTGCACACGTGACGGACGCAAGGCGAGGATTATTTGCTTTGATAGACGATTTTTTTACAAAAATGTAAAGTTTTCCAATACTTGCATTGGTGGAATGCTCTGACGGGGAAGATGATGTATGCGGATATACCGAAAAAGGTAAGGTTCTAATCAAAGAAGGCGCGGAACACAAAGATGACCTTATGATGCTCCCCGAAAAGAAAGAGGGGTGGGTGAATGTGTATCGCGATTGTGATGGAGTGAACATAACCAAGGATGATAACATTTATTCTTCAAAGGATGCCGCAATCTCGTCTGCGCAAATAATTGATAGAGATAACTATGTTGCGACTGATATAATTAAGTGGGAGGAATAACATGGCATGGGTAGCAGTAGACAAAGATGGTAGAGAGTGTATTTATCAGTTCCGTCCTAAAAGAGGAAATAATCAGTTTATACCGTTGTATGAATATAGTATGTGTATGGCTTTACCTAAAGGCTCAATTAAGAAACTTATAGGTAGAGACCTCACATGGCAAGATGAACCTGTTGAATTAAAGGAGGAATAGCTATGATAAAAGAAAGTTATGTTTCGTTCGAAACCGCGAAGATGCTGAAAGAGGCAGGGTTTGATGTACCATGTACGTCACAATATACTGATAACGGATTTGGATGGGATAACTTAAGTCGAGTAAACTATAACTCCTGCAAATCCTTATTTTCCCGCCCCACTCAGGCTTTAGCGGCTAGGTGGCTACGCGAGGTGTATAAATTACATGTATTCGCGAAGAGAACTTACGAATATGCCTTAGATAAGTTTAGTTGGGGGTATTATATTCAGAGTTCTAACTATGAATATTGCAAGAACTTTGAAATAGGATTTGATAGTTACGAACAAGCTATTGAGGACGGCTTACGTGAAGCAATTAAACTGATTAAAAAGTAAGGATTATGAAGAAGATAAAAGAACTAAATGTAAGCGTGACTTACGAGGTTACATTATGCGATATAGAGGTCTCCGATGAGGTATATGAAGCATTGGAGAATAACGACGAGATTAGCACTCAAGATTGTTTCAGTTCAGAAAGCGAAGAAGCAACTGCTTTGGATTGGCTTTCAACGTACGTAAGAGAAGAAGACGGTTTAGAGTGGAATTACTCGATTAACAATTTAGAATAGATAAAATGATAGGATTATGGAAAACAAATTAGTAGCATTTATAACACCGACATCGTTTTTGGATGTAGACTTTGATTTATCCGGATATGAATTTGAACACGGAACGCACAACGGATATGTTGCTGTTCCTCCTCAAAATAAATATCATGGTCGAAGCATTGAAGATATGGAAGATTTTGAAGTGCATGGTGGAATTACTCTTTCAGAGCCAGCAACATATCCTGATAAAATGAACGGAATGGAAATCATGAAAGAGTACGTTGGTAAAAGAAACAAACTTTTGGAAAAAGCCGAATTTATCACAGAAAATACAGAGATAGGCGATGATTGGTGGATTTTCGGTTTTGACACCGCGCATTGGGGCGACAACAAATATGATTGGGACAGGAAAGCGGTAACCGAAGAAACGCTTTCTATGATGGAAAAACTAAATTGTGAATAGGATTATGAACTCAAAACCAAAATCTCAACCACCCGTGAGCAGTCGGAAAGGCTGCTTGCACTGGGACTGAAGCCCGAAACGGCGGACATGTGTTATAACTGCTATTTTGTAAGCATCCCACTTGATGTAAACCATCGCGGAGCGAACTTATTTAAAGATAAAAAATTCATTCCTTCATGGAGCCTCGCACGCCTGCTGGAGATGATGCCTACTGAAATTGAGAACGACTATTGCTCCGCAGTCTTTCAAATCACCCCTCCGGTTATCCAGTATTGGTGCTTCAGTGAAGAAGAAAGCTATGTGATGTTTAATCGGACGGACATTTTCGACAATGCTATTGAGTGTATCTGGTGGCTAATCAGAAACGGACATTTCAACAAAGAATACCTAATTGAACAAGACAACGAACAATGAACCTCAACGAACTACGAGACGAAGCCTACTCTATCGCCAAGGCAAACGGATGGCACGAAGAAGAACACAGTGATAGCCATTGGCTGATGTTAATCATAACCGAGATAGCAGAAGCCGTACAAGCAGGCCGTAAGAACCTGCACGCCCACGTGGAAGCCTTCAAGAAATACGAAGAAATCATAGACTTCAAGGAAAACTTCGAGCGGCAAATCAAGAACACGGTGGAAGATGAGCTTTGCGATGTGGTGATACGGTGCTTGGATTTAGCCGGACTACGGAGATTTGACCTTGAAGAAGTGGAAGCCCTTATGGAAATGGCTGAAAGCATAAAGGAAGGAAAGGGCTTCATTGATTTATGCTATGCCCTCTCCGGAATATCCACCTGCGATGATTCCACCGAAGAAAAGGTAATTGCAATCATTGCGGTTGTGCTCAAATACTGTGAATTGACAGCCATTGACATTGATTTCTTCATCCACACTAAAATGAACTATAACCGCCTGCGTGGCTACCACCACGGAGGCAAAAGATACTAATCATTAAAAAACTGAATCCATGGAACTACATTTAGACCCCATCATACCGGTGACACGTGTGGTCAACGGGCACAACGTGTTCAACAAGGGATACCGCCACGGACTTCGCGGAAAGACCTACGAAGAATACTACGGCGAGGAACGCGCCAAGGAGATAAGGAAAAGACACAGCGAGGCATTGAAAGGGCATCCGTACTGGTCAAACCGGAGGGCTGCCGCAAAGTCCTGCGTGGTGATTCACCAAGGGAAGCTGCTGGGAAGGTTCGATTCCGTCATAGACGCGTCAATGTCGCTTGGCATCAATTACGCCACCGCAAGGCGGTATCTGAAAGGCAGAATCAGGCAGCCAAAGAACGGCTGGCAGTGGTTCTACGAGAATGAATCATACAAATGGTGCGACTTAATCAGCAAATGATATATGGAAGAAACCAATATGCTTGAAATTATATGCCTTATCAGTACCGCTTCATTTTTTGCAGTTTCCTGCATTGTAGTGGCGATGATAAAAAAACTGGAAACCAAGCTGGACAGAAACATGGGCTTTATGAAATGGGTGAAAGCAAGGCATGACACCACATACATATCAATGCTCTATTCTATACAGCAGTATTTTGTCAAAAATGAAATGTACGAGGATGCGGAAAGGATGAAGAAAGTCATAGATGAAGAATTGAAAGAAATTGAAAGGTTTATGAAAGACAAGGATTATTCATAAAAACAGGGAACCAGCCCGCACGATCAAGCCAATTCCCCATACACGATTATGCCGCAAATATACTAAAATATTTTTTATTATTGTGCTATGGGAAAAGAATTTTCTTCAATAATTGAGCTAAGAACAATCCGTGAACAGAAATCAAGATTGTCAGAACGAGAAAACGAGCTATCTTCTCCTATCCTATCTGACATTTATTTACTTCCTGAAATTTACTCTCTATTCTGTGACGCTTTGGAGGAAAGGGACTGTGCTCCTAAAATTGATAGCGTATACCAACGAAAAAAGTTTTTATTTATATCTTTATTTTTGTTCGCTCCAAGTGTCTTAGCTGGGGGTCGTTTACCTAATGGAATACGTGCGGAACTATCGAAAATATTCCCAGATGTTTCTCCTTGCGTTATTTCAAACAATATATCCGATGTTTCCTTTATCTACCAGCAGTATAAGGATTTTCGTCAGGATATAGAGTATTTTTACAATCAGATTGTAGAAAGGTTGAAGGTCAAAGGACTAATCAAGTAGAAGTGGAATGATATTACTACCGCCAAGATGTAAAATACAATTTTTCGAGATAATTATATACAACTTTCAAGAAAAATTATATATCTTTGCTGGAGAAAAAATCTCTGCTGCAACAGAGATTTCTTCAAGTCCAGTGGTGGACATAATTTTTTTATTAATTAATGAATTGCAAATTTACAGAAAAACAAAAGAGGAAGCGTATAATTAGCGCAAAAGAATGTGAAATTGAACTAGGTTCAATTCTCACAAAACTGTTTGAAGCATACGAAGATGCAGTAAAACAGTATAATAAAGAGATAGTGCTAACTCCTCCAGAAGCTCGTATGAGAGGATTTGAAGCACACTTGTTGAATGTCAAAATAGTACAATCAATACAGAAGTATTTTTGTAGAGATTGGAAAACTGGAAAGTATGGTAGATTCATGCTTTATGTGAAGGGATATATAATTCTGTTCAAGAAATTGGATAAGAATGATATGCCGATGAACATACGTACAAAAATGACTGATTCGATAGAGAACCAATTGCAAGGGAGATTGTTTCAGGACGACGAGGACCCAACAGCTCCTATTTTGTTTTTTGGTTACAAAAAGAATCAATTTGGTGAATTAGTTGACCCAAAGCTGGTTTATATAGATGAAAACAAGGTTAAATGGGCTATAAACAAACCTGCTACAGAAGGTTTGAGACCGACAGTTGTTTTGAAACCGTCTGTTCCTGCAGCATCTGTATCACTGAAAGGTGCTAATAAAGCCAAAACAGCCGAGAATAAATAACATAAATTATTAACCCGTCTGCCACTGGATGTTTTTATAGTAATAATATTTAAGACCATAGTCTTAAATTGGAAATTAAACATACGATTATGAATTTCAATTATAAGCAGCTAACATTTGTCAGGGAATATCGTGGCTATTCACAAACAGAATTAGCATCAAAAATTCCGGGCTTATCGCAATCCAATTTGTCTAAATTTGAAAAAGGATTGGGAATATTATCTGCTGATGTTGTGAAACGGATTATTGACTTTTTGGGCTTTCCTGAAGAATTTTACAATGTAAAGATAGGTAATAATGTCGATAATGCCCACTATAGAAGAAAAAGCGGAATCAGTAAAAAGGATCGTTGTCACATCGATTACTCAAATAAAATTATTGGATATTTAGTAGATGAAATGTCTGATTCTATTGAATTTCCTGAAATGAATCTAAGATTTATTGACCTTGAAGAAGGTTATACTCCTGAGTCTGCAGCGAAATTTACACGCAGATATATGGGAATTCCGGATTCAGAACCGGTAAAGGACATCTGTACTTTATTGGAAAAATATGGCGTTATTATAGTAGAAAAAGACTATGACGAAGATATTTTTGATGGAGTGTCATTCACAACTGATAAAGGAGCATTTGTATTAGTATTAAATAAGAATTTTAGCAATGACCATAAAAGATTGACAATAGCACATGAATTAGGACATATTATCATGCATTTGTCTCCTAACTATCCAATTCCAGATTATAGAGACAAAGAGAATGAGGCTTTTAGATTTGCTGCAGAATTTTTAATGCCTTCCGAATCAATCAAGCCGTCTCTTAGAAATTTACGTTTGAACTATTTGGCTCCATTGAAAGAATATTGGCTTACATCAATGGCTTCAATTATTAGAAGGGCCAAAGAATTAGCATGTATAGATGAAAATAAATATAAGTATTTCTATATAGAACTTAGCAGGAGAGGTTATACTAAGCATGAACCTATAAATGTAGAGATAGATGAACCATCTGTTTTTTATGAGGCCTATTCTTTATTTAAAACAGAACTTGGATATACAATGAATGATTTGTCTAAAGCTTTTAAACTTCCTATTGATATAATTCAAGATTTCTGTGAAAAAGATAAGAAAAAGTTTCGATTAAAAATTGTAAGATAATAACAAAGCCGGAAGCGTTATGCTTCCGGCTTTTGTTTGAATCCTTCACGTGCAAACTTTTCAAAATTCTCCAATTCTTCCAAAGTATCTATTTGTTCAAAATGTCTTGTCTTTTGAGGGTCATCTAGCTCCGATTTAGGTAAAAGCCCTCTTCCATTAGGAATAAAATCAAAATCTTTGTTACCTAATCTTTTTCTATATTTAGTTCCATCAGCACTTTTCTTATACCCTCGCTTTAATAATTCATCTTCTGTTATAAAATGCTTTTCCATATCAATATATTTTAATCTATCATATCATCAACATATCCAATACAAACATAAGAACCTTGAAAAGATGTAAGCACTAAATATTTACCATTTCTATAATCAATTTCCACATTTGACAATCTATGTCCTATTCTTGCACAGTATTGAATGATGTCATTTAATGAAGTTACAGGAACTTGTGTATATCCGTTAGGATGAAAATAAATCGTCTTCATAATATTATTTTTTTTAATTAAACTTCCGGATTCAACTTTATCTCTTTCCCGCAATGGGGGCAATGTATCACCCCCTCTTTGGGCTTACCAAAGAGTTCTGTTTATGGTGGCGATTTGCTTAAATGGGGCGCAATTCTACCGTCAATCCCATTGCAGAGGCTATTTTATAAAGTGTGGCGACTGTAGGAACGGTTAACCCACGCTCCACCCTTGATATATACCCTTTGTCCGCACCGATGCGTTTTGCGAGTTCTGCTTGCGTGAGGTGTGCGTTTTTTCGCGCTTCCAATAAGATTTGGGCATTGTATTCCTCCCATGCCTTTTCGCGGTTCTTTTCACGTTCAGGAGTTCCTTCCGCTCCAAGCCCTTCATCCAGCCATGCGTCCAAATCGTAGATGTCTTTACTGATTTCTTTTAGCTTCATAATATTCCTCCTTTAACTTTATAGCTTTTTTTATTTCATTGTCAGGTGTTTTCTGCGTTTTCTTCTTAAAAGCGTTAAAAAGAACAACGACGGCATCTCCATCATATATGAAAAAGATACGAAATTCATTATTTCCATAATTCACACGAAATTCATAAACGCCGTCACGTATGAACTTTATGAAATGTCTCGGCATCCTATCCTCCACTTTGAACAAGTCCAACGCACGGCGAATCTTGTTTATCTCGTCTGCTGACAGCTTCTTTATGAAGTCACTGAAATAATTCTTGTATGCGACTATCTTTCTCATGGTGCAAAGATACGGAAAGTTATACAATAATACAACTTTTTGAGCATAAAAAATCCCCGAACCGGAAGGAACGGGGATGAAATATTATATATCCTTGCTTTGATAAGATAATGCGACAGAATCTTTAATATATCGAGTTATTGTATCTTCTATAAACACATCTACAAAATACATATCATCCTGTCCAGACTTATTCAATTTTCCGCTAATCTGTTTATTCCTTATGTTCCATAGATAGACTATATAATCTTTATCTATTTCAATACTATCTTTATTTATATTATTTTCTATTTCGGGAGTTCCATATTTTGCAGAGAAAACTTCTTTAGTACCATTCAATAAATCCAATGCGTTATTTAATCCATCAACGTAGCTATGGAAATTAACCATAAAGAGTTTGTTTTTGTATGTCATAATATTGGCATCTTCAAATTCCTCATGGCCAATATTTTTATATTTCAAGTCTATTACCCATTTGGACGTATCCTTTTCCGATACATATCCAAGTTCTAATATTGATTTTATATCCATACCAAAATACATATCTTTATATGCTTTCAATGCTTGTTCCTGCGTGTATTTTTCTTTTGGAGTTTCTACCTCTTGCTTAGAACTGTTTTTATTGGAACAAGCAACAGAAAAAGACAGTACCAAAAATAATATAGGAATAACTTTTCTCATAACTTTTTTATTACGTTAAACATCCATTTCTATTAATCTCCTTAAATCCTCAAATGAGTGTATTTCATAAATAGTTCCTTTTACTTTCACGTAGCCGTTTACTTCGCTTAAATCTTTTTCTTCTAATATATTGACCTCTTTAATTTCATCATCGCTAAGAATTAATTTCCATACAGGTACACCAACAGCTTTTGACAATTTTTCTAACGTTTCAAGTTTGGGCTTCTCTGTATTAAGTAATTGATTGAGTCCTACAGGAGTAATACCCAATTTTTCTGCAATATCTACCTTTTTAAGGTTTAGTTGCTCTATAATTTCTCTTGTCCTATTTATCATAAAAATCAATTTTAGCACAAAAGTAAATACTTTTATTTATATATAAGCATACACTTTGTTAATCTTTGTAAAATATAAGTATATTCTTTTATTAATACTTGTTTTATTAAAGTATTTACTTTTACTTTGCATCATCAAACAAGAAGTAATAACGATTAAAGATACACGATTATGAAGACAACAAGTAGTGATTACATCAAAGAGATTAGGGCTGAAATCAAGTCTATCAACGAAGCTATGAAGCGTGTTGAAGAAGCTGAAAAGACGCAATGTGCAGCAAGAAATTGCAGGGACTACGAGAAGGCACAGAATGAGGCTAAAGATGCGAACATAGACCTTATGAATGCTGTAGAAGAAATCGTAAGACTTGCATCAGCGATGGGGTGTGCAGGTGGGCTGTACGACATTCACAAATATCACAAGATTGTAGAACTTGATTTCAGAGAGTCACACAAATAAGTTTAACCGGCAGGGCGAAAGCCCTGCATAATTTACACGATTACTAACTTTATAAAGAGCACGATTATGAAGAGTTTAAACGAAGAAATTCAAGACATCAAGACTGGCAAAGGTTCTAAGACATCAAAGAAAGAAGCCCTTATAAAACTGGGGCTGCGCAAGCATGAGATTGACATCATTCTGTCTGACCTGCCTAAGCAAGTTACAGAACGATTTAAGTTCACGTTTGGCGTTGAAATTGAATGCCTGGTAGCTTCAAGCGTGATGCGTGAATGTGCTACGAGAAACGCAATGCCTTTTCAGTATGAGGGGTACAATCACGAAGACAACAATCACTATTACAAATTTGTCTCTGACAGTTCTATCAGAGGCGAAAATCCTATCGAATGCGTATCGCCTGTACTGACTGGTAAGGTGGGTATGAAAAGTCTTGAAAATTGCTGTAAGGCATTGATGAGGCTAATGCGCAAGTAAACGTATCAACTGGCCTGCATGTGCATATTGGTGCGCAAAATTTGTCAGATGAAGCCTATGTGAACGTATTCAAGAACTATCAGAAGTTAGAGAAGGTGATAGATACGTTCATGGCTCGTTCAAGACGCGAGAATAACAGTCAGTGGTGCAGAAGTCTGCAAGGCAAAGACTTTTCATTTTGCACGAGCAAGAATGATGTCTATGACGTAATGAGTGGCAACAGGTATTACAAAGTAAACGCTTGTTCTTACTCACGTCACAGAACGATAGAGTTCAGACAGCACCAGGGTAGCACAGACTTCGAGAAGATTTCTAATTGGGTGAACTTCTGTGCTAAGTTGGTTGCGTGGTCTAAAAAGAATGTACTACAGGCAGAAGTCACTTCGATAGATGAGATACCTTTCTTGACAACGAAAGAAAAATCATTCTTCAAACAGCGTGCTGAAATACTTCGATAACTATGTGCTGCATCATCTATAAACCCAAGAATGTCCCGATGCCAAGCCGGGATATTCTTGGAAAAATAAAAAGGTTGAATCATAACGGTTATGGCTTTGTTTCGACAAATCATTTTCATAAGGGCTTGGATTATCGTACTTTCTTATGCCATTTATCAGAGGTGAGTGACGATGAAGATTGCATCATTCATTTCAGGCTGGCCACGCATGGCTCAATATGTAGGGCAAACTGTCACCCATTCAGCTTAGATGGTATTTATTTTGCCCACAACGGCATTTTGCCAATCTGTCCTGTTGGTGATATGACTGACAGCGAAACGGCCTTTAGAGCAAAGATTTACCCTACCATACTGAAATACAGATACGGATCTTCGCAAGCAGACTGGGCGATAAGGCAGATATGTGGCTTTTCTCGGTTTGCAATGATGTATAAGGGTGAAGTGAGATTATATGGCGATTATAGGATTTTAGACGGTATTTATTATTCTAATTTAAGATGGCTATGAAACTGAATTACAACCATAAGACAAAACGTTTTTCTATCTGCAACTTGACAGAAGATGAAGCAAATGCAATATTGCGTTCATTGAGCATCGTTGTTGAGAAGATGGACTATAACGAAGAACTTGGATTCTATACAGATAATGGTGACTGTTTTGCTCTGCCAACAGAAAGCTATGAGGCAGCAGAAAGATTGTTTAATCAATTAAGTGGCAAATGACAAACAATCCGGTGAATGTTTCACAATCCGGCCTTAGTGAAAGCGAAAGGCTGGATTTATTTCGCTATCTTTGTTCGTAGAAGTAACTTTGAGGCATGTATTATCGCGGGGTAGAGAAGTCAGTCATCTCGCTACTTTGACTTGGTAGAGACCGCTGGGGCAGAGCCAGCCCCCGCAACAAGATTTTTAATTTGACACGATTATGAACATTTTGACACTCATCATCAAACAGAAGTATTTTGATGAAATCTTAGCAGGCACGAAAACACAAGAGTTTCGTGAGATTCGTCCAAATACACAGAAGAAGTATTGCGAACTGGACGAAGAAGGCTACTGCAAAGAAGAAGATGGTATTTTGATACCACGCAAGTATGACGCTATCCGGTTCTATGTTGGATACAACAAAGACAGGGCAAGCGCACTGGTAGAAGTCAAAGATGCACGCATAGAACTCTTTGAGGACGAAAATCACAACCTCATCGAGTACGAGTATAACGGTGAACCATATTTGGCAGCGCAGGTCGTTTACGACTTGGGCATAGTGATAGATAAACATGTTTAATCTTTAATTTGAAGGCTGAGTCAGAAGAAGGACTACTTATTCAAGCAGCGGTTATCGTGGTGGTCGCCAAGGTTTGACAGACCCCACTACCGGCAGATTATCGCAGGGTGGACGTTACATCACCCGACAACAGCAGTATCGCAACATTCGTACAGGTTTAGGCTTATCGGGTGGCTAACCATGACGCTGCAAGAAAGAACATACAAGAGTATTGACGCTATCAGGTGTAAGTCTGACAGCGCGATACTCTTTTGCTCTCTTGGTAAGGATAGTTTGGTCTTGCTTGATATGCTTTATCCGAAATTTGAACGCATAGTGTGCGTGTTTATGTTCTTTGTTCAACATCTTGAACACATAGACCGCTGGATTGGATGGGTGAAAGCCAGATACCCGAAGATTGAGTTTGTCGAAGTACCGCACTGGAACCTGACTTACATTCTTCGCAGTGGCTTGTATTGCGTGCCTAATTCAAAGGTGAAGCTGTTGAAGCTGGCGGATGTGGTCAATGCGATGCAGCTTAAATACGGCATACATTACGCATTTTTGGGCATGAAGAAAGCCGATGGCATGAACAGGCGTTTGATGCTGAAAGGATATGAAGCCAATGGGTACGAGAACAACGGAATGTGCTACCCCTTGGCTGACTGGACCCAGAAAGACGTGCTATCATACATGAAGCAGCACAATCTTCCCGAACCGGTACGTTACTCACTCAAAGCCAGTTCAGGCGTCGGATTTAACCTCGATTGTATGCTTTGGCTGGAGAAGAACTATCCGCAGGACTTGCAACGTATTTACAAAGTGTTTCCGCTTTCAGAGCGGATATTATGGGAGTATCATAACAAACAAAACTAATAGGAGGAAAGCCGAGTTAGAACACGAGTTAGAACAAAAAGTCAAAATGATTTGAGAAATCAATATAACCGAATAATGGCAAATACTTCGGTTTCTTCAAGACGTGCCAGCGTAGCTAACAGAGCATATACCAATTATTCTTTGAATATATCAAGAATTAATGACGGTGGTAATGCCAGTACAAGATACACCCGTCGGCAGTATATGGGATTGAGTAATGGATAATAAGTATTTCAACAGCAAGTCGGTGGAGCTAAGACGCTCGCAGATAAAGCCAGCGTCTTACAATCCGCGTACCATATCGGACGAGGGGCGCAAGCAGTTGAAGCGTTCCATAAAACGGTATGGCGTTGTCGGCGGCATAGTCGTAAACCAAGCAACGGGCTACACCATTGTCGGAGGCCATCAAAAAGTTTCTGTATTGGATGAGCTGAACAAATACAATGAAGTCACGCACGAGAATGACTACACGCTTCGTGTGGAGCTTATCAACGTGGATGAAAAGACCGAGAAGTCTTTGAATATAGCCCTAAATAATCCGAACATCGGCGGTCAGTGGGATTACGACGCTTTGGCTCGTCTCGTTCCTGATATTGACTACAAGGATGCAGGTCTGACCGATGCGGACTTGAACATGATAGGCTGTGATTTCCTTTTGCAGACCGAAGAAGAAAACTCTTTAGCTGGGGCATTGGAAGAAATGATGCAGCCCGTCACAGAGCAGAAGGAAGCCGAGAAAGCAGCCCGTCAGTTGGAGCGTGCCGAAAAGGTTGCCCACATGAAAGACGTGAAGCAGCAGGTCAAGGAACAGGCGCAGGAAACAGCCGCCAACATGGATGCTTACCTGATGCTGTCCTTTGACACATGGGAGGCTAAGGCGGCTTTCTGTGAGCGGTTCGGGTATGACCATTATCAGAAGTTTATCAAAGGAGAACTGTTTGACGAACAAATAGAAAGAATTGAATAATAACTTAAAATTTAGGAGGAATGCTGAGTCAGAAGAAGTAAATCTTATAATGATTTAGTAAATCAAATCAATCGAATTAATGCTCAGGCTTCAACATTGCAGGGCACCTATAGTCGTTTGAATAGAGCTAATGATACATTTAATAGATATGCTCAAAATATAAGGACGAGCAGAACAATAAGAGACGCGAGAAGCCAGGCTCTTTCTTTAAGGGCACAAGGGAGAACACAAGAGATGGAAACTCTTTTAAAGAATAGCGCAAATATAAGATTTTCCCGCTCTCAATACATGGGATTAAATAACGGATAACAATTTATGGCAAGACCCAAGAAATTCGACTACGACAGTGATGATTTCTACGACGAAATCCTTGCACTCTCCATGCAGGGATTGACCGATGCGGAGATAGCGGATGCGCTGGATGATAAGTTCGGCGTTTCGCTGTCTCCCGAAGTGTTTAATTGCATGAAGAACGGCAACTATGATAAGTGGTCGGATGAGGAAAACGAACGCAGGTCTGCCAGATTAGCTAAAGTCTTAGCGCGCGGTCGCCGAAAAATCAACTCCATCGTGCGTGGTGCATATCTCAAAGCGGCTTTGGGTGGCAAGAAAATCAAGAACAAGACCGTAACCACCCGGAAGCTGAAAATAGACGGCGTTTATACCGAAGATGAAGAGATACAAACCACCGAGGGTGAAACCGAACTGCCGCCGAATATGCAGGCTCTCTCCACTTGGCTGTACCACCATGATGAGGAATGGCGCAAGGTTGAGAAGAAGCAAGAGGACGATGAAGATGTGTCCTCCAATGGAAGTATTGACATCGAGAAATGGATAAACGACAACACCAATGATTAAACCCCAGGCTATATACACCCCACTCTACACGGATAAGGAGAAATTCATCATACTTATCACGGGAGGTCGTGGCAGTGGAAAGTCTTTCAACGCTTCCGCCTTCATTGAGCGACTAACATTCGAGAAGTCACTTGACAGGTCGTTTGCCCACACTATCCTTTACTCCCGTTATACGATGGTTTCCGCCCACATGAGTATTATCCCCGAAATGATGGAGAAGATAGAGATGGACGGAACTGGCAAATACTTCCGTGCCACCAAGACGGACATCATCAATCGAAGAAGCGGTGGGCGTATTATGTTCCGGGGTATAAAAACTTCATCAGGGAATCAAACGGCAAAGCTGAAATCCATCCACGGCATTACGACTTTTGTCTGCGATGAAGCGGAGGAATGGACAAACGAGCAGGACTTTGACAAAATCATGCTCTCCATCCGTCAAAAGGGTATTCAGAACCGCATCATTATCATAATGAACCCAACGGATAGTAACCACTTCATCTACAAGAAGTATATCGAGAACACGCACAAGCTGGTGGAGATTGACGGCGTTCCCGTGCAAATATCCACGCATCCCAACGTGCTGCATATCCATACGACCTACTTCGACAACTTAGACCACCTTTCGTCGGAGTTCCTGAAAGAGGTGGAGCAGATGAAAAAGGACAATCCCGAAAAGTACGCCCACACGGTGATAGGTCGCTGGGCGGACGTGGCGGAGGGTGCTGTGTTCAAGAAGTGGGGCATTGTGGATGAATTCCCCCAGTGGTGCAAGAAAGTGGGTATCGGGCTGGACTTCGGCTATAGTGTCGATAGTACCGCCGCAGTCCGTTGTGGAATAATAGATAACGCTCTTTATTTAGACGAGATAGACTACCGTACCAACCTGCTTTCATCAGATATAGTAAAGTCGCTCCGCCCGTGGGGATTGAATGTCTATGCAGACAGTGCAGACCCTCGCCTCATTCAGGAGATACACAACGGAGGGGTGAACATATACGCCACCGAGAAAGGACAAGGCTCTATCTTGGCGGGTATTGATAAGATGAAAGACATGGAGATATTCGTTACTCGGAGGTCATACAACTTGCAGAAAGAACTGCGTAACTATGTATGGGATAAGGACAAGAACGGGAACTATATCAACCAGCCTGTGGACAAAGATAATCACGCCATCGACGCGGCACGGTATTATGTCTTATCAGTCCTGCTTGGGCGTATATTGAAACCGAGAGATTATTCAGGAATATTCGGACATTAAAGATATTGAGATATGAGAACATTAGCAAAAGTTCTTGCCCTGCAAGACACAGACCAAAAGATATACTACTTGAAGAAGGCTCGCAAGACAGACCTTCCCGACGCGGTGAAGCTCTACAACGACTGGAATCCCAACCGCCATGAGATTATCACCGATGAAGAGAAATATCCGAAAATCAAGGTCACATTAAAGCCGAAGCAACGATTCACCGACCCCACCACGGGAAAGGAACATGTGGAGCCGGAGCAGAAGAAGCTGGTAGACCCAAACCGCATCGCCCTACCTATTGAGCAGGACATCGTGAATATTCAGACGGCTTTCACCGTAGGAACTGAGCCTATACTTGATTGCAAACCTGAACAGTCGGAAGAAGGCTTGCTGTCAGCGCTGAAGCAGGTGTTCAAGAAGAACAAAATCAAGTACCAGAACAAAAAAGCCGTGCGCTCGTGGCTGGCCGAGCAGGAGGTGGCCGAGTATTGGTATGTGGTGAAAGATGATGGTTTCTGGGCGAAACTGAAACGCAAGGTGGCGGATATATTTGGAAAATCTATGCCCGAATACCGATTGAAAAGCGTACTATGGTCTCCGTTTCGAGGGGATAAACTCTACCCGTTTTTCAATGATAACGGTGATTTAGTGGCTCTCTCGCGTGAGTATAAGAAGAAAGATTTAAATGACATGGAGATTACCTGCTTTATGACCATTACGAAAGATATGGTCTATCAGTGGGAGCAGACGAACGGCTGGCAGGAAACCGCCTCGTTCCGTCATGGGTTCAAGAAAATGCCAGTCATCTATATGTACCGCTCCGAAGCCTATTGCGAGAAGATTAAGACGCTCCGCATCCGGCTGGAGAAACTCTTATCCAATTATGCCGATTGCATTGACTATCATTTCTTTCCCATCCTGATGTTGTTTGGTGATGTGCAGCAACTGAGCGGTGAACTGAAGAACCGTATTGTGCAGCTTACCGGTATGAGTGCTAACGCACAATATCTTACCTGGAATCAGGTACCAGAGACAGTTAAATTCGAGGTAGAAACTTTGCTTTCCCAAATCTACGGTCTGACCAACACGCCGCGCATCTCTTTTGATAGCCTGAAGGGAACGGGGAACGCTGTCAGTGGCGTGGCATTCGATTACGTCTTCATGTCCACCCACCTTAACGTGGAGAACTTGAATGAAACTGTCGGTGAGTTCATGCAGCGGCGTGTGAACTTCCTTGTTTCCGCCCTCGGATCGCTCAATTCTAACCTTGAAGAAGCCTCCGAGACGATAGACATTGATGTACAGATGCAACCTTACCGTTTGGAGGACCTCTCCGAAAAGATAGATACAGCACTGAAAGCCAAGAACGGAGAACTATGGTCACAGCAGCGCGCAATCACTTCCGTTGGAAATGTAGATAATGTGCTGGAGGAGGTCGAGCAGATAAAGGAGGAGCAAGCCGAGAAACAGCAAAATGAAATCTCCAAGCAGGAACAACTGTCAAAGTTCAACAGTAGGAATATGAACAAATAGTCTCCTGGGACATTTTCATACAAGGTATAGCGATATTCTTTCGGGTATCGCTATTTTTTATATTCATAGTAAAAACATGAATACTTTCTTTGTTATTATTCATAAAATTACTATATTTGCACCGTAATAAAGTCGTAAACGCTATGAGCTACAAATCAGTTAAAGACGTTGTAACGCTGCTTACTGAAAATGGCTTTTGGTTCGTGAGGCAAAAAGGTAGCCACATGGTTTATACTGACGGTACACATATCGTTGTTGTACCCGACCACGGCAAGAAAGGCGTTGAGAAAGGCACTTATTACAACATTCTGAGGCAAGCGGGGCTAAAATAGCCCCCGCCTCTTTTGTTTAACTAAAAGAAGGAGGTCAGTATGAAAAAGAAGAAAATAACTATAATTATATCGTATGATTACGAAAATAAGGATGTCTTTATAAATCAGAAGATTGCGGAAAAAATCAAACAAGATTTATTAAAAGGAATAAATCCTATTCACGAAAGAATTGAATCTGTCAAAGTTGAAGATGAATAAAAAGGAGGGCTATATGAAAACCGTTGAAGTGATTGTAGAACATGCCGGGAATAATCTCAGTGCTTACATTGAAGGTGTTCCGGTAATAACTACCGGCAACGATGTGAAGGAAATCGAAAAGAATATGCAGGAAGCCGTAGAACTTTATCTGGAGTCATGCAAGGAGATGAATATCGCCCCGGCAGAAATGTTACAGGGGGAATTTACTTTGAAGTTCAAGATAGATGCGGCAACCTTTATCAACTATTACAGCAGCATCTTCACAAAGGCAGCTTTGAGTCGTATAACCGGAATCAATGAACGCCAGTTGTGGCACTATGCGGCTGGGGTACATAAGCCTCGCAAGCAACAATTAGAGAAAATACAGAAAGGTATTAACGCACTGACAGAGGAACTGGCAGCTATAAATTTGTTGTAATTATGATAGAGATTAAGGAATTAAGAATAGGTAATTATGTTTGGCCTAAAAATGATAGTGGAAGAGAGTCTAAAATCGGAACAATATTTGCAATTGATAGATATTTAGTTAGTGTTAATGATAATAATAATCCATACGATTATCATCTACTTGAACCTATTCAAATAACCGAAGATATATTGAGTAAATGTAACTTTGTAAAACAAGAATCTGGTGATACGGTTATTTATTATAATCCATTAATGGAACTTGATGCCAATTTTCACTTAAAGGTAGTTGGTTATAATATAGAAGTAAAATATTTACATCAGCTTCAGAATTTATATTTTGATTTAACTGGGAAAGAGTTAGAAGTTAAGATGTGATATTTATGGAGGAGATAATAAAAAAGTTCATTGGCTTTCTGGAAAATGACAGAATTTCCATCTCTCGAAAAATAGGTATTCCATTATTAGTAATATTGATCATTCTATTATTAGATAATATCTTTGGAACATCGTATTATTGGATAAATAAAATGGAAACAGATTATATTGTTAAAGTTGAGGAAGCTAAAAAAATCTGCGAATCTGATTCTGTACTAGTGGCTTATTTTGATGAAAAAATATCAAATGCTATAAATCGGCAAAATATATTTCAATGGTTTGCTTCATTGTTTAAAAATACAAAACTTGAAGATGCTAAAGAACCCGATGACACAAATTTAAATGAGAATATATTCTCTAAAATGGAGAAATGGTTTCCAGAAGTTGAAAGGAATCAAATGTGGCATACGATAACCTCATCTCTTTTATGGATTATTTTTTTAGCTTTATTGTCATTATACCTAATTTTTGCACCATTTGTTGTTGAGAAGAATAAAATTGCTACTATATTAGGAACTATAATTGGACTTGGTATATTAGTATTTTTTATATGGATAACTCAGTGGATATTGGGGTTGATTCCTGTTATACTTAATAGAGCCTATATAAATTATACTTTACAATTAATAATAAATCTTATCCCAATAATAGCTTTGACTGTTGGGTCTATAAAGGAAGTAAAGAAGAAAAAACTCTTGTGATATTCTCTAATAAATACGCGCGATTCCACCCGGTTTCGCGCTTTCTTTTTGCCTTAAATCTGATAAAAACAAACATTCCCCTAATTGTTTCGTATCGCATCCCCTAAAATTTCATCTCGCATATACATATCCGTAACTTTACCGTATGAATTTATCAATCAAGAACATACGGTATGACAATCTTTGAACAAATCTTGGCAGGACTACAACAAAAGTTTTCTGGGGTGGACACTGCCACACTTACCCGAATCGCCACCAAAAAGGCGGAGGGTGTAACGGATGAAACGAAGGTAAACTCCATCGTGGAGGGTATCAGCTTTCAGGACGTGATGCAAAACTACGGCGATTTCCGCGCAGGACAAGCGCAAACTTCTTCGATAGCCAACTACGAGAAGAAGCATGGACTGAAGGACGGAAAGCCAATCGAGAACCCGAAACCCGAACCACCGAAACCTGAACCAAAGCCGGACGAAAAGCCGGACATCGCCAAGCTGATAGCCGACGGCATCGCCGCAGGCATCAAGCCTTTCTCCGACAAGCTGGCGGCTTTTGAAGCCAAAGAGGCACAAGCACAACGCATGGCGCAAATCTCATCGGTGGCCAAGAAGTACGGTATTCCCGATTTCATGCTGAAAGACCGCACAATCCCCGAAAACACGGACTTGGACACCTACATGAAGGACGTGAAGCAGGAAATGACCAACGCGGGATTCCAGTTCAACAAATCCCCAGAAACTGCCGAGCAGAAACTGGAGAAAGAGACAAGTGAGTTCGCAAAGATGATTGAGAACGACACGAAACAGATTGTAGAACAACAAAAGAAGTAATTTATGGCAGCAGGATTTACTTACAACCTTACTCCCGAAGAAGTCAAGGAGGAACGCTATGATGTCGAGACCGGACGCCGCAGACGTGGCCCGTACAAGCTCGACACGGCAAACCTTCCCGTCGGTGAGTATTTGCCTTCATTCACGCCCATTGCGGCTGACTTGAAGAAGAAAACAGCGCAAGTAGCTATCCGTGTAGAAGTGGCTGAAAAATTCACGACCGGAAGTAACACAACGCTTAAAATCAAGAAAAAATCGTTCGCTTATGCAGGAATGCACTTGGGTAACGGTTCTAACGGGGCGACAGTCAATTCCATTGATAAGTCTGACCCTAATTATGATACGCTCACTCTTGCAGCAGACTTTGGTGCGACATTGGAAGTTGGAACAGTTCTTTTTGAGGCGACCGCAGCTACCGGCAAGACTCCTAAAGTAACTGCCAACTCCGCACTTTACGAACGTGCGAAGATTGAAAACGGCATTGTGCTGGTAGCTCTTCTGATGAGAGCCTTTGAGATTGAACCGGCTAAATTGGCCATTCCCTTCCATGCGAAGGACAAGGCCAACATGCCTTATTTCCAATTTAACGAATAAGGAGGACACGAATTATGATGCTAACCATTCATACTCTTTTTAATGACCCGAACATCGTGAACGCGGTCATTCAGCGCGTCCTTCAGACCCGCAAGGATGCTATTTACTGGCAACAGTATCTCGCCTTCCGCCGAACAACTACCCGTGTATTCAAGGATTACATCGGTACGGTAACAGGCGTGATGGCCGGTTCTATCAACTCACGCTATGGTGCTAAGCCTATCCGTGAGCGTAGGGAAATCGGTTCGGGGTATGGTGAAATCGCCTACTTGGGCGACCGCTACCAAATCTCCATCGACCGTCTTTCTGACCTTCAGGACTTGGTAGACAAATATAACGCAGCCAAGACAGCCGACCAGGTACAGGCAATGCGTGACATCGTGGACTTCATCTATGATGACTATCGCCAGGCACTCCTTGCCGCCCACAAGCGCATGGACATCGTGGTAGGCTCGTTGCTGATGACCGGAAAAGCTACGGTGAAGAACAAGGACGACAATGCCGCCGGAGTGGAATTGCTGAACATCGAACTCCCGTTCAAAGTCATCACTCCGACTTCTGGTGACAAGACGAATTTCATCACCTATCTGCAACAGCAAATCAATGCGCTGCGTGTGGATTACGGTACGTTCCCGAAGATGATTATGTCCCGTGGCACGTTCGTCAAGAACATCATCGGTTCGACAGAGTTCGGCGACAAGTTCAAGATGCAGCTTTCCGGCAATGAGATGTACCTCTCCACTGGGCTGATTACGTCTCAACTGGCATCGCAGGTGTTCACCGGCATCGGGCTTCCGGCTATCGAAATCAAGGAAGACTACGTGAAAGACCAGACGGGCAAGAACGTGGCCATCTATGCCGATGACCGCATTACCCTCTTGCCGCAAGACCGTATTGGCTACATGCGTTGGCACACTCCGTATGAAGCTACCGACCCGACGCCCGGGCGCAACTACTCCGGTGCCGACGGAGGTATGCTGATTTGCGGCTACAAAGACGACAACGGACGCTATCTGGAGTACACCGCCGAGTGGATTCCGCAGATAACGAACCCGAACCTGATTGTGAACTTCGACCTTTCGACGATGAACGCATGACGGTAGCGGACTACATACGGGGCAAGTTTCAGACCTTCGGCATCACGGTGTCGGAGGCTGACCTTCTGGAAATGTCCTTGTCATCGGGGATTAACGGGGAAGATGAACTGACGGGTGAGAATATCGGCCTCGTGTCGGTTTCCATGGTTGGTTTCATCCCATCCCTGTTGCTCCGTGCTACTTCCAAATCTGTTTCAGAGAACGGACATTCCAAATCCCAGTCTTGGGACATTTCGGGCATTAAGGAGTATTACGCTTTTTTATGCAGGAAATACGGGCTGGACGATGAACTGAACGCCGACAAACCTAAAATCAAGTTTTTGTAATGTTAGAAGAAGCACCTCATATATTGCAAGTAAGAACAATTACGCCGCCGGAGAATGACGAGTACGGGCGACCGATACCCGGTTCCGGAGGAGAGCAATGGAACGACCTTACAGAGTGTTTTTGTCACGACAACTCCCAGCAAAAGGAAGTGTCTGTAAATGGCAAGCTGTGGGTTTATTCTTTCCATGTAGTATATGAGGGAGAAAAGATAGCATTGGACACGATGATTAGGTGCATTGACAAGGTGACGGAAGAAGTTGTCGGGGAAGGCAAAGTAATCAAAAATGCAGAGTGTTATTCGGAGGAACTGAAAGGACGTTGCGATATATGGCTGGAGTAGATTTTGACTTTTCGGACGTGGATAATTTCTTTGAACAGGGCGAAAGCGAGGTCAAGGAAGTTGAGGGAAAGGTCGGCAAAGAGGCTGTTGATTATGCGGTACAGCATGGCAGTTATCAGAACCGAACAGGGACGCTCCGAAAGTCAAACAGATACTCTGTATCAGACGAAGGTTTGGAACTGAAGAATGACGCTAAAAGTCCTGAAGGTTATAACTATGCCTCGAATGTGGAAAGCAAGGGTTATGAAGTATTAAGTGGCGCGGCTTTGTTCGCGGAGAAACGATTGAAAGAAGAAATAGAATGATAACACCGCAAGACATAAGGAACATTCTGTATCGAGATTGCAAGGCTTTCGGTATAGATGAAGTCCATGTAGTCTTTGAGGGGGACGAAGGTAATAGTGATGAAATTCCTGCTGTTGATTCAAAGAAAGGACTACAGACTGAAAGGATTGTTGTTTATGTCAAACGACAGCAACCTGGCACCTACTGGATAAAGAACTTCAATGAGGTCAATATCCAAGTTCCACGCATACAGAACAGGGCAAACTGCATTCGTATGCAAGAGTTGGAACATAAGGCTTTGGAGCTGCTTGACGGCATAACCGGAGAATACGAAGGTTGCAGTTATCTCTATCAAATCGACCAGATCGGAACGGAAGCGGACACAGCTTTGAAGTGTCACTATGTGAATGTAAGATTATTGTTTCAAGTATTAAATGTAAAATGATATGGCACTTAAACCATTTATAGGAATCAGCCAAATTTGGTATGGAGATGTTTTTGATGCGGCTGTCACGGCAGCTTCATTGAAAACTTGGCTGGGAACTGCTACCGAAGTTAAGAACTCCCATCAAGACACATGGCAGTACACGGAAGACGACCCTACCTATACCGACTACATTAATGAGTTGAACGGAGAAATCTATTATCGTGATGTAACCCAAAAGGGAGCGAAAACCATCGCTTTCACTATGGGTGAATGGTCATTTGATGACAAGGTTGCCCTGCAAGGAGGAAAGAAAGTCGGTACGGATGACGGTTGGGAATCTTCCGATACACCGAGTATTGTTAACAAGGGTATTGTTGGAAAGACAAAAACCGGCAACTATGTAGTATTCACCAATGCGGCTGTTATAGGCAAAGGGAATCAAGTGGAAAAGAACATCGGTTTAGGCGTTACGGCTGTAGCCATGAGTAACCCGAATGAAGGTGTAAAATCCGACTACCTCTTTGACGGGGCGAAAGTGGATGCTGCCGGAGTTGGGGGATAAAATTGGTGAATTTGATTGTTTTCAGGACGGCGGTGGGTGGATTGCTCACCGCCTTTTTGGTTTAGGATATGGAACAGAACGCAGCAAAAATAGTAAGCAGTGCCATCCTTGGCATGGATTTCAAGGTGGTAATTGTGAATGGTAAATCATACATAGTAACCCCGCCTACCATCAAGAAGATAGCTGGAGCGGCTTATTGGCTGTCAGACGTGAAAGATGGAAAGAACATAAAGGAACTGCTTGCCTCCATCAACAATGTAGAACCATTGGCGCACGCCCTTTCATGGTTTATTCAAGGTAATGACAGCCTGTTTGAAGAGCTGTCAAACGGGACACTGAACGAAGTTATAGACGGTCTTGAATCAGCTTACTCCTTACTGTCTACTAAAAATTTTTTGAGGCTGTCAGTTTTAGCGAAGAACGTAGCAAGCCTGACAGCAAAGCAACGGCAATAGGAAACGACTGCCTATTGGGTCAGATTGCGTCGTTCATGGAAAATTTACATCTGACGTACATGGAAGTAGTGGATGTAATTCCGTATCGCAATCTGGTAATCATGCAAAAAGATAAACTGCGTGCCGCTTACGGGGATGTCATGCAGGAAGTGACGGACGCAGAGTTTTTCAAGAACAGAAAATTTGATGAATAGTAAAATATGGCAACACTATATTTCAAGGTATCGAGTGACTGGGAACAAGTTGTAAAACTCCGCCAAGAGTGCGAGAAGTTGGAAACCCAACTGAAGAAGATGGACTCAAGGAGTGCTCCAGCGGCTACAAAAACGCTTGAAACGCAACTTGCGTCTACTAAACAACAGATGATGGGGCTGGTAACCGAAGCAGCCAAGGCCGGAGCTGAGATTGAGAATGGCTTCAAGAAGAAAATATATGATGCCTCACTGACGGTGAACGGATTATCCGAAAAGATTATTGCCCAACGGGCTGTCATCAAGGACATAGAGTTTGATGTGAAACGTCTTGGGGACGCTTATCGCACGGCTTTGAAGAATAATCCTATAGGAGCATCCGGCAAGCTGGCAGAATACAACGCTGCCCGCAAGGCACTCGATGAAGAGAAAGCGGCATTGTTTGGATTAACGCAGCAACAAGCTGAAGCTCGGCTTTCGGTGAAAAAGCTTAGGGATGAGTATTCTCTTTACAAACAGGAAGCGGGAGAAACCATCAAAACAAACAACGGGCTTTCTCTGTCGTTGGGAAAGATGCTTGGTATAATCGGCGGAGCTACGGCATTGAAATCATTGGCTTCACAGATTGTCCGTGTCCGTGGAGAGTTCCAGTCTATGCAGACGGCCATTGAAACGATGGTGGGTAAGGATGTAGCCTCTGGGTTGATGACTCAACTGAAAGAGATGGCAAAGATTTCCCCGCTCACACTTACAGACATGGTGAATGCCGAAAAGATGATGCTTGGCTTCAATATCCAAGCGGAAGACACGGTACGATACCTTCAGGCATTGAGCGATATATCAATGGGAGACAGTGTTAAATTCAAGTCTCTTACACTTGCGTTTTCACAAATGTCTGCCGCAGGAAAACTCATGGGGCAGGACTTGAATCAAATGATAAACGCCGGATTCAATCCTCTGCAAATCATCGCTGAAAAGACAGGAAAATCCATCGCAACGCTCAAAGACGAGATGTCAAAAGGAGCCGTTTCTGCCGAGATGGTACAGCAAGCATTTATTGACGCCACCAGCGCAGGAGGTAAGTTCTACCAGATGTCCGAAAACGCCTCAAAGACTATCAACGGACAACTATCCATGATGCAGGATGCCTTGGACAACGCCTTCAACGAAATGGGACAAGCATCTGAGGGGGTAATCATGGAAGGCATACAGCTTACTACAACGCTCATTCAAAATTACGAAACGGTAGGGAAGGTGTTAGTCGGACTTGTCGCCACTTACGGAGCATATCGAACGGCTGTCATGTTGGCTACTATTGCTACAAGCAAACACACCATCGCAGAAGTAGCTTTGACAAATGCGAGGGTTATTGCCCGGAAGGCTCAATTATTGCTTAACGCCGCTATGCTGACCAATCCGTATGTGGCGGTAGCTACGGTGATTACCGGACTGGTGGCAACCATGTGGGCATTGTCTGACAGTACTACAGCGGCTGAAAAGGCTCAGGAAAGGTTCAGCCAAAAATCGTCCGAAATGAAAAATAAGGAAGAAGAACGCAAAAAGAGCCTTGAAAGCCTTATAAGCACCATCAATGACGAAACTACTGCAACCGTAGCGAGAGCGGATGCTTTAAATAAGCTGAAAAGTGAATATCCTGACATTTTCAAAAAATATGTTGACGAAAAAGGGCATATAACCGACCTGATAGAATTATGGAAGGAATACAACGACCAAGCATCCGTATCAAGCCGAGAATCCAAACAAAGGATGGTTGAAAACATTGACGCCCAAATAGCAGTTACGCAAAACAACCTTAATACAGCAAAGGCCAATTCAGATTGGGGAAGTGTAAAGAAATATCGTGAACAGCTTGAATCACTACAGAAGGAACGTGCCAAATGGGTCAAAGAGGTACTGACAGATGTAAACAGAGAACTTTCCGTTAAAGAGGAAGCTCCGAAAACCTATGCAGAGGATTATGAGCAAGCGCGCAAGGACTGGGAGGAAGCAAAGAAAGAATTGGAAAAGATTGAAGCAGACAAGGACAATTTCACCAGCAAGCAATACGAAGATGCCAAGAAGCGGGTAGAAACCACCGAAAAAGCATACAAGAACCTTGGAGGACTTACAGGAACATCCCTAATCAAACAACAAAAGGACGCCGAAAAAAAGAAAGAAAACCAACAGAAAGTATCCGATGAGCTTCTCAGCCTTAGGCAGAAGAATCAAGAACAGGAAACTGCCCTCATGGAGGAAGGCACGGCGAAAAAGCTGAAACAGATAGACGATGACTACGAATCGCAGAAAGCGGAGATAGAGAAAAAGGCGCGGGAACTCGCCGAACTGAACAGAAAATCCGGAATATCAGGCACAAATGCAAACGGACTGACTGCAGAACAGCAAGCCGAAATAGACCGGGCGAACAAACTTAACAATGAAAGCCGCAATAAGCAATCGGATAAGGTATACAAGGCAGAACGCGAAGCCATGCGCAACTACTTGCAGGAATACGGCACGTTCCAGCAGCAGAAACTGGCCATAGCCGAAGAATATGCGGAAAAGATAGCGAAAGCCCAGAGCGAAGGTGAAAGGATAACACTGGAGAAGCAACGAGATGCAGCCATTGCTCAAGTAAATACCAATGCGCTGAAAATGGACATAGACTGGGCCACTGCTTTCAGCGAGTTGGACGGAACTTTCTCGGAAGTCATAAAGCCGGTTCTTGATAAGATAAAGGAGTATGCCAAGACCGAAGAGTTCAGGAGACTTGACGCTTCCGACCAGCAAAGCGTAATCAAGGCCATATCACGCATGGAAGAATCGGTCGGAGGTCTTGGAAAGGTCAAGTTCAGCGATCTTGGGAAGCAGGTTGATACGCTCCGACAGAATGTCCTTGACCTCAATTCCGCCAAGGAGGAAGAAGCCGAAGCCGTGGAGAAGCTGCAGAATGCTCAGGAAGATTATGAAAAGGCTCTGAAAGACGGGACGCAGGAACAGATTGACATTTCCAAGCTTGCCCTTGACGATGCGCAGAACAAGGCGGATGCCGCGTCAAAGAACGTAGAAAACCAGCAGAACATTGTCAGAAACAGCAGCAACCAGCTGAACAGTACCGTAACGACACTTGACGCAAAACTGAAAAACGTGACGCAGGGATTCCAGCAGCTTTCTTCCGGGGGGCTGTCCAACCTTTATCAGGGAATCACGAAACTCGTCAAGGGATTCGGAGGAACTGCTGAAAAATTGGGAGATGTAGAGTTTATTGGCGCAATATTCTCCGCGCTTGACGCTTTGAAAGAAGGCATCAGCCCAATTGTAGAAGACGTTATAGGGAATGTGTTCGGAGTGCTGAACAATACTGTTTCAGACATATTTTCCGGCGATATATTCGTGTCCCTGTTCGATTCTCTCCGTGACGGAATCGGAGGATTTTGGGACGCAATCACTTTCGGAGGTTTCTCTTCATGGACCGACGGCAATGCCAAGGAGGTGAACGACACAATCAACAGGCTCACGGAAAGGAACGAAGCGTTGCAGGGAAGTATCGACGCGTTGAACGATACCATCAAGCAGGGACGCGGAACAATTTCCGTTGAAGCGTCAAGACAGGCATACGAATACCAGAAGGAACAGAACCGGAACTATCTTGACATGGCACGGGCACAGGCTGGGTACCACAACTCGCACCATTCATGGCAGTATTACATGGGATGGTCGCAGGACTGGATAGACTGGATCCGTGAAAATATAGACGAAACGTTTTCAGGCACCGATTCCCTATGGTCATGGACTCCCGAACAGATGCAGATGCTGAAAAGCAATGTGGAAATATGGACCGCAATGCAGAATGCCGGTGAAGGAGGATATGGAGGACGTGTAACGGAAAAGCTGGATGCCTACATAAAACAGGCGGGCAAACTGGAAGACATCACGAATGACCTGTATGAAGGTCTTACACAGATTTCATTCGATTCTATGTACAGCAGCTTCATAGACAGCCTCATGGACATGAAGTATGATGCGGAAGCGGCTGCAGACGATATATCCGAGTACTTCATGCGCGCGATGCTTTCCAACAAAATAGGCGAAATGTACTATGACAAGCTGGAAGGATGGTGGAAGAAGTTCGGAGAATCAATGGAAGACAACGAGCTTTCGGAATCGGAAAGGAATGCCCTTGCGAACGAATACATGAAATATGTCAACGAGGCATTGAACCTCCGTGACCAGCTTGCGGCGGCTACGGGATATGACAAGATAGGCGAAGAGGCCAAGGAACGGCAGTCCGCATCTTCCGGAGGATACGAGACCATGACGCAAGACCAGGCATCGGAGCTTAACGGAAGATTTACAGCACTCAACGAAAGCTCGCTCAGGCAGGAGGCAATCCAGCAGGGAATCAGCGATATTGCCGACGATATGCGTAACATCATCGCCCAATCGTACATTGAACTGCAACAGATAAGTGAAAATACCGGGGATTCTGCAAAGTACCTGAAGGACATAAAGGCGGACATTTCCATTGTCAAACAGAATACATCAAGAATATGACAGGAGAACTATTCATAAACGAAAAGGACGCATACACCACATGGGGCGTGAACATGAGCGAAGGGTTCCTTGACGCGATAGACGCGCCTCTTCCCATGAAAGAATATGTGGAGGACGAGAGCAGGCTGGAGGACGGCATAAGGATAGACACGGGCAACCCGAAAGTGGACTCACGGGAGATAACGCTCGGGTTCACCATCATGGGGTCGTCGGAGACGGAATACCGGAGCAAGAAGGCGGCGTTCCAGACGGAGCTGCAGAAGGGGGCTTTCACCATACGCATACCGGCTCTCGGCACGCAGAAGTACAAGATGGTGTATACCGGAAAGAGCATATCCTACGGTCTCAGCAGGAGGCGTGACTTCGGACATTTCACGATGAAGTGCACGGAGCCGAACCCTGCCGACAGGGAATAACGAACAATCCCTCCATTGTTTCGTATCGGAAGTGAAGATTCTCGCGTTTAAGGATCCGTTTGGCGAACTTTGGGAAAGATTTTTCACCAACGGGCTGTGGTGAAAACAGGGGATGTGGAATCTCCACAACCCTATGAAGATTATAGATAACTTCGAAGCATGGCAACACAGGCTAAAATCGACATAAAATCCGCAGGCGGAACCACCCTGCTCTCCACTTCAATCAACGAGGGAGCCAAAGGCTACTACAGCCTGATGCAGCACGACTACATCGTGCTCCCGTTCAAGCTGCGCACGCCTATTGATTTCAAGATAGGCTCGTACGTGGACTTGCGGGGCGTGTTCGATGATGCGCTGGGCGGCAAGCTGGCGAAGATGTATTACGTGACGGAGCTTCAAAACCCGTCATACAACACGTCTACCGGCGCGTACGAGTACCAGCTCAGGCTGAACGCATACTACTGGCTGTGGAACAACTTCATCTTCAAGTACACTCCCGAATCGACAGCCGGAGAAGCGTCATGGAGCCTTACCGCCCCGCTTGACGTGCAGCTTGGAGTGTTCCTCCGCAACCTTTCCGAACTGGGGTTCACGTACAACGGCGTCCCCTACGAATACAGCATAGATTCCACAGTAGAGAACAAGGCGGTGGCGATGACGTACGACAACACACGCCTGTTGGACGCCCTGTTTTCGATGGGCGGCGAGAACGCATGGGACTGCGACGTGTGGGTCACGGAGAACGTGATTCACTTCGGACGTTGCGAGCACGGCGATGCGGTGAAGATTGAAATCGGCGTGGAAGCATCGGACATGACACGGAACGAGAGCAAAGGCACGTTCGCCACCCGTATCTATGCGTTCGGCTCCGACCGCAACATACCTGAGAACTATAGGGAAACCAACAATCCTGACCTTACTGTCAACGGCATAGTCCAGAAACGGCTGATGATGCCGGAGGATACCCCGTACATAGACGCTTACCCGGACATGCACCCCTTTGAGGTGGTAGAAGCCGTGGTTGTCTTCGATGATGTCTATCCTAAACGTATAGGCACGCTTTCGGACGTTAAACCCGTAGACAGAGCCATTGAGGGTGAAGGCGGAGAACAGACCGGGACATTCAAGGCTTATCAATATAAGGACACGGGACTGACGTTCGATGAGAAGTACATACTTGAAGGCAAGGAGCTTCGCATTGTATTCCAGTCGGGCAAGCTGAACGGGCTGGACTTCGGGGTGATATTCGAGCCGGAAGGTACGGCGGAAGGAAGCCAGATATGGGAAATAGAAGCCAACGAGGACTACGGCAGAAGACTTCCCGATGAGGTGATGAAGCCGGAGGACGGAGACAAGTATATCCTCTACGGATTCAATATCAAGATGGTGTCAGACCTGTATATCCCCGAAGCGCAACAGGAGTTAAAAGAGCACGCACAGAAGTACGTTGACAAGACCAAGGTGGATGACGGTACATACACCGTCACTCTGCGATGGAGCTGGGTAAAGGAGGACATGATAAGCCGCACGTTCGATGTAGGTCAGAAAATAAACCTTGTAAACCCCGGCTTCTTCGGGGAGGAAGGCCGCATATCACGTGTGATAGGCTGGGAAATGTGCCTTGACATTCCTTATGACAACCCTGTATACACCATTGGCGAGAGTGCGCAATATTCGCGCCTGAACGAGATTGAGGACAAGGTGGATTCGCTCACGTTCAACGGTCAGACCTATCAGGGAACGGGAGGAGGGTCAGGAGTTTATGTTATCAAGACCAACGATTCAACTCCGGCATCGGACACGAATGTGTTCTCTGCGTTGCGTTCATTGGCTACATTCCTCCGAAAGGACAAGGAAGACAGTACCAACTACCTGCTCCGCATGCTGGGTGGCGCGCATTTCTTCCCGTTTGTTCAGGGCATGATAGGCGGAAGCGGGGCGGCTTTCTACAAGAATGCTGCTGGTAAGACCTATATGGAGGCGGACGGGGCTTATCTGCGTGACGAACTGGTTGTGCCGAAGATTACGTTCAACTGCATTGATGTCATTTCGGGCGATAAGGCGAACACCTTCGCTTTCGGTACAATCAAGTCAGTGGATACAGATAACAAGACCGCTGAACTGGACTTGCTGGAAGACCAGACAGGTACATTGCACGTGGATGACATCTGCCGTGGCGTGTTCCATAACCTTGACGGAGGCAACCAGCAGGATGATATGGAGGATGATAACGGGTTCTACGGATATGCCGGATTCTCCACTTCTTACTTCACGCCTACTGAAATTATTACGAACGAGCCGGGTAGAATGGTGTTCCGTTACGCCTTGCAGGCAGGCACGTCGGTACATCCGATGAAGGGCATGAACTTCTTCGCCTACGGCAACTTCACCGACAAGACACGCCAGTCGATAACCTACGAGACACGATATTACACGCGTCGGTTGAAGGACGTGAACACGTGGGTGATAGACCCCACAAAGAATATATCCATGCAGGACGGGCTGCTCGAAGGGCTTACTATTGGCGGCATGGTGATGCACGGCTACGGCACATTCCAAGAGAACTGCTACTTTACGGGCGTGAACATCCAGTTCACTCCGGACACCGAAGAAGCGTTGAAAGGACAAGACGCTTATAATGTATCACTGTCCTCTTATGAACGCACCGTGAAAGTTGATGAGAATTTGGTCACTTCCGAGTTTACAATTTCAACACACATACAGGCGTTTAAAGGCGAGACGGAATTGCTATACTCAACGAGCGTTGAGCCGGGCAAATACATAGCTTCCCTGAATGCGCATGGATGTACGGCTCATATTGATGCCGGTTCTGTTATAATCGATTCAATTACGGACTACAACGGGTGCTACGTTGACATAGAAGTGAATTGTGAGGGGAACGTTGTCTTCGACAAGCGTTTCTCGGTTTCCATCATCCGTGACGGGGCGGACGCCTATACCATAGACCTTGACAACGAAATGGCTTCCGTAGCCTGCGACACCGAAGGCAACGTGACCGCAGGACTGCCGGTAACTTCGGGCGTGGCGTTCTACAAGGGCACGAAGTCGCTTGCCATCTCCAGCGTGGTGACGGATGCCCCCGAAGGGGTAACGTGCAGCGTGGACGGAGAGACGCACGTGCTGTCGGTCTCCGCCGTCGGCAAGGACGTGGCGGAGAGTTTCGGCATTACGGTGACGGTAACGGCTGACGATGACGGCATGCCGGTGACGAGAAGCACGGTGATGACCGTACTGAAGATGAAAGCCGGGGAGAACGCCACGCTGTACAGGCTGGTTCCGAGCGTGAATGTCGTCAAGATAGACAAGGAAGGCAATTATTCCGAATCCTACGTGGCTTGTTCTGCCAGCAGGATAAACGGCAAGGAAATGGAAACCCTGTCCGCGCTTCCCGAAGGGTTTACGATGACGGTGCGCAAGGACGGGCTGGCGGAAACCGCCTATTCGCTGAACGATGACATCGTGACCGGCGGGATTGTGCGGTCGGTCGAGTTCCGGCTGAAAAAGGGCGATGTCCTGATTGATGCGGAAACCGTCCCTTTCGTGGCTGACGGACTAGACGGGCTAGGCTCAATAACACTTGACCTCGATAACGAAATGGCGTCCGTGGCGTGTGATGCGGAAGGAAAAGTAACCGCAGGACTTCCGATTGTATCTACTGCAAGCCTATATTATGGAACAGAGAAACTAGTGTTAGATTCATTGGACGTAGACCCGCCCGCAGGAGTGACACAGGTAAGCGTAAATAAAGGGACTGGGCAGATTACTATAAAAGCTATAGCTAGTTATGCGCCAGACGTGATTAGCGTACCTGTAACTTGTTCTGGCACATATAACGGACAGAGTTATGAACGAACAGCCTACATAAAGATAAACAAGGTCAAGCCGGGTGCTAACGGAGAGAATGCGGTAATATATAGTCTTGTTGTGGAGCCGTCCGCAATAAAGGTGGATAAGAATGGAGATTTATCTGCATCTTCCGTGTCTTGTAACGTAAAGAAGACAGACGGTAATAGCTCGTCTGTGATTGAATCGCTGCCTGAAGGGTATTCCATACGTATGTACATAGACGGTGAGTCCATTGGCATATATACCAAATTGCCTGTAACTACAAGCGTGAATAATGCGATGCAGTCGGTAGGTTTCCAGCTTATAAAAGGCTCGGAAATTATGGACGAAGAAACCGTTCCTGTAGTCCATGACGGACTAGACGGGCTAGGCTCAGTAACGCTTGACCTTGATAATGAAATGGCTTCCGTTGCGTGTGATGCAGAAGGAAATGTAGTAAACGGGCTGCCCATCACAGTGAACTTCTCCATGTACTTCGGTACGGAGGAGATGGAGATTACTTCGATTACAAATAGCCATGTAACCGGAGTGGGTGTTACAAATAGTGCATCGGGGTCAAGGTCTACAATTACAAGCATTAGCAGTTCCGCACCGGATACTATCGAATTGGAATATAATGTAAAAGGAACGCATGAAGGGAACACGTACGAACGTAAGGCGGTATTCAGGATATTGAAGATACAAGCCGGGGAAAATGGGAAAGACGGGGAAAACGCCGTCATCTACCAGCTTATGCCTTCGCTGAACGTCATCAAAGTGAACAAGAACGGCATTTATGTCAATTCTTCCATTTCCTGTGGCGTGACAAAGAATGACGGAGGTACTGTTTCGACGGTGACTGTTTTGCCTTCCGGCATGACAATGGCATACAAAAGGGACAACAGTAGTTCAGAAACTCAGATAGGTCCCGGAGACTCCATAAGCACAACTAGCGTGTCATCTAAAATGACATTTAAACTATACAAAGACAATGTTCTGGCAGATATGGAAACGGTGCCTGTAGTGAAGGACGGTCAAGACGGGCAGGACGGCAGACCGGGTTCTGACGGCAGACCGGGTTCTGACGGAGCGGACGGAAAGCAGGGCATACAGGGTTGCGTGATACGCACATCCATTTGGACTACCGGGCGAGAATACCGGAATGATAGTGCTATTAACGATGACTCTGTAATCCGGTATATTGACGTGGCAATGGTTCGGAATAACAGCTATTCGACCGGATGGCGGGCATACCTATGCTTAAGAACTCATACTTCATCTTCGAGCATAGGCGTAAGCAACACTACTTACTGGTTAGAGTTCTCGCAGAACGTCACGGCGATACTTACAGACCTTATAATTGCGAAAAATGCGCAGTTGCAGTTCATGCAAGGTAATCGGTTGTTGATACAGAAAGATGACGGTACGATTACAGCCGGCATATCTGGAAGCACATCCGGGGATAAGATACGCTTTTGGGCTGGAGCAGAAGAGCCGGACAGCGCGCCTTTCCGTGTAGACGAAGAAGGAAACCTTATTGCACAAAACGGAAGGTTTGAAGGCGTTATTGCCGGAACGCTTGAATCATTAAAGACAGCAGGCGGTGAGATAGATTTAGACGCCGATAAGGCTTGGTTTAATGGCATTGACCTACAGAATCAGGGCACAGTAGACGGAAGACCCCTCAGATTCTACTCAAGCTCAATATGGTGCCGTAATCAGTTCGGAGCATACAGTCGGATAACCGCGCGTGTATTGACTAACTCAGTGTACTACTATCCTAACGGTACAGACAAGGCGAGTACAATATATAATATGACCGCGAAGACATCCACTTCCGGGCAACGTTACTACTCTATCCCGTGTTACGGAGGCTCGGTTGGTACACCTGATAATATTGCAGGTATGCCCGTTGATACGATAGTCTTGTCTAACAGCGGTTCATACTATTATGAACTTGAACTTGGTCCTACGCAACGGGTATTTGTCATTCATGCAAATGACGGTGCTAGTAGTGGATCATACATTTATGTAAATGGACATGCTGTGGCAGTTCAAGGGGGTGGTAGTATAATAGTGCAGGCTATACCATCAGCATGGGTGGAGCCGTCAGTGGCTTCTTCCACTTTGGGTGCAAATCAAATTGTAATCTCGGAGCATGATTTTAATTGGTAAATAAAGATATATGGAGAATATAGACATTTATATAAAACCAAGTGGAAAGTTTAACATAACAGTAGTGGATATTTGATATGGGAGCATTTACAGACAAAATCATCAGTAAGTTCGGTGCGGACAAGGTTCTGCACTTCTTAGGCGGCGCATTGATTTGTGCCGTAGTGTCAATCGTAATGGACGTTCAGGAGGGCATTACAAGCTGGCGGACGCTGCTTGTTCCTTTGGCAGGGCTGATTGTCGCCTTGTTTGCGGCATGGGTAAAGGAGCGGTTTTTTGATTCTTCTGTCGACAAGAAGGACCTTTTGGCTACCGTGCTGGGCTTTGTCCCTGTATGGCTGGCTTTTGCCATTGGCACATTGTTTAATTATTTATCGGAGTGAGGGTATGAAGATAGTAAGGAACAACATCATCCCCTTCAAGGGGTACAAGGCAATTAACATTTTCGGCATCCTGTTCGTAAGGGGTGACGCAGTGATAAGCAGTATAGACATCAACCACGAGGCTATACACACCGAGCAGATGAAGGAAACGCTGTACGTGTTCTTCTACCTATGGTACGTCATCGAGTGGCTTGTAAGGCTGGTGATGTACCGGAACGCACACACGGCATACCGGAACATATCGTTCGAGCGTGAGGCGTACATGAACCAAGGGAGCATGAGCTACCTGCAAGTCAGAGGGCGTTACGCTTGGTTCATGTACCTGAAAGGAGGTGCTGAATGAATGATTTTCAAACAGTGGTGACCATCATCAGCTCGCTGGTGTCTTCCGTAGCGCTTCCGCTTCTTGGAGTTTTCCTTTTCTATGACTCCAAGAAGCGCAAGGCGAATGCCGAGGCACGCCGGGCGGAAATGGAAAATCTGACGGGGTATGCCGATGAATGGAAAGCTCTTTACGAGCAGCGGGACAAGCGGGTGGACGAGCTGAATGCCAAGATAGACCAGCTCTATAAGGAGAAGGAGGAAGACCGGCAACGCATACGCGAACTGCAGGAGAAAAATACGACACTTGCCCTTGAGAACACTTCACTCCGTATCAAGGAGTGTCAGGTGAAAGGATGCAAAGGCCGTGTTCCGCCAAGTGATTATTAATTTTAAAGGAGGGAAATATTATGGCAACATTGAATTTTACGAAGAACGGGGACAAATGGGTAGCTGAATCCACAGTGAACAAGGACTATATCCTCCACGTAGAAAGGGCAAGTGGAGGATCTTTCTCCATTTATCAGCGCAGCACTTCCAGCGGTCAGTACAAGGCGTGCTCCCCTCTGCCTGCTTCAATAGTGTATGATGCGGGGCAGGTGATTGACTACGCCTTCGGGCACGGTGTATATCCGAGCGGAGGCATACACCTGCGTTTCGAAAGCGGTAGTGAGGTGACAATGGCCGAGATAAACGAGGGGGCTTGACATGGCACGGGAAGGACTTAACATGGAGGACCTGAACGCATCGAGGCTGAACATCGTGGTGCTTAATTACACGATGCTCAATGCATCCATCGAGGTGAGGGACACGGGTGTAATCACCCCTTCCCCATCGGAAGACGTGTATATATTGGAGAATGCCATCCTGTTGGATACGACTGATACCGTTCTTCTGACAGAGGACGGGACACCGATAGTTTATAACTGATTAAAAAATGATTGATTATGGCAGAGATAAAGATACAAGGAGAGACGATAAACCAGCGCCCCGAAAAAACACAGTTGGATGGGACGGAAGCGTTATTGTTGCAAGACACAGAAGGGACGAAACATGTAAAGGCGTCTACGCTTAAAACGTTCGTGCAGCCGGAGTTGTCGGGATATGCTACCAAAAACGAAGTGAACGAAAAGGTAAGCACCGAGACGTACAATTCGGACAAGGCTACATTTGCCACGAAGACTGAATTAGGTACTAAATTAGACATTTCAACATACAACTCTGATAAAGAAAGTTTCGCCACAAAGGAAATGTTGGATAATACAACACAGATTGTAAAAGAAACAGACGAAGTAGTAATTTAAAAAAAATATCAGATATGGCAAAAAAGAATATAGTATATAGAAAAAACCCCTCTACTGGAGAAATAGAATACCCAGTAACATCAAGCGCAGCAGTCGGTATGTCTGACGGTAGTGGAAATCTTGACAATAAACTTTCCAAGCTAGAAGATTATATCAACGAATTACAAATTCTTGAATATGAAAAGATGTCGGATATTCGCCTGATAGATATAAAATCTTTTCAATCAAGCAATACATTGGCAAAAGGAGTTGTTACTACTCAGTCTAATTCAGGCATTTATTTCCGTTTTAATGATTATATAGATGAAACTTTTAAAAATTCCCACGTAGATGATGAGTATGTGATACTGTCTGTAGTGAGGTTTAATAATGTTTCTGCTGATAAAAGTAGACTGAATTTACTTTTTTCTGGCGATTTAACTCAAACGATTTTTAAAAAGAGTGATAGCTATGCTTATATTGCTTATTCTATTAAAGCATCAGATACTCTACAAACAGTTCAGTTCGGAATCTTTAACAATAATGTTGGAGATGTATTTGAAGTATTATATTTGAATATAATTCCCGCAGAATTGATATACGATAATATATATGATGACATATTTAAAGGGTATGGTATTAATACAAAAGGCAAAAAGATAGAAGAAATAGAAAATTCCATACCAGAGTCTACAGAAAGTGAAGAGCAATCCGCTGTTACTGAATTTGAAAATTTATGTGAAGATGTTACGAAGACAGATATATCTGGACAGGTTACAATGAGTAGCTTGAAATATGTACAAGGTACATTGACTGTCACGAATCAAACATCAGGTGGATTTTCTTATATAAACTTAACAGATTATGTAAATATTGAAAACAACAATAAATATGTTATCATAGCACGTTTAAATGTCAAGTCATTAAGCGGAACATTTACTTGCCTAAATACTGAAATTAATCAGACTGGTATTATTACAGTAGAAAAGGAAGTAACGCCAAACGGGAGCAATATTGTTTTCATTTTGGATATTATAAATACTTCAGGAGCAGCATTAAATGCTGAGATACAAGTATTGTCATACATTGTATTAAGTGCAGAAACGAAGAATTATCAACCTGCTTACAATGATATATTAGAGGGTAAAAAACCAGCACAATCAAGTATTGATGGGTCTAAGGCTTTATATTTTATAGAAAATTCTATACCTACAGGCAATAAAATTATAAAATGGAAGCATTGCGGAGATTCGTTAGCAAATAGCTTGTATTATGGAATACTAAGCGGAATACAAGATGGTTCCCAATCTATTGACTTGCAATATGACGGATATTATTTTGATACAAATTCATTTGGGCATGGCGGCGGAACAATTGATGCTATCGCTTCAGATATACTGAATAATGGTAATTTCCCAAACAATCCAGGCTCTTACGATTATAATAGAGATAATGACATAGTATCAGCGATGGTTGGCTCTAATGATTTTTATAGAATAAACAATCCAAAGTATGAGGGTTATTCTATAACTAAATTGGGAGATTGGGAAGATATTAACAACTTCGGAGAATTGGGTGCATCTGTCGGTAGTGAAACCATAATTCAAAGGTATGTTAATCTATGCAGAATTTTACAGTATAAATACCCGAACAAAATAATATGCCTTATTGGTATTCCCGAAGGAGACCTATTCTTAGATGGAGGTCTTAGCTATGATAAAACATTCTATCGCAGTGCTTTTAATGAGTGTGCACGAAAGGCGTGTATGGTGACTGGAGTGCATTTCATTGACATAACTGGGTGTGGTATATCCGCTCAAAATATGACTGGATATAATAACCTTTATGTTAAAGATACTATTACTAAAGGATATGTTTTAGACGAAAATGGCTCTGAAGTGGCAGAAGAAGGGGCATACTACACGGACTTTATTCAGGTCGATAATAATAAGACTTATAGGAGTACTAGTTTTACAAAGAATGTAGCACTTTACAATGCTAATAAATCTTTCATTAAAAGTCATATTGACATCACAAACACTTATGTTTCTCACCCTACACTTGCTCAACTCACAGAAGACACTAAATATATAAGAGTGTCAGTACATCCAGGTAGTGAAGATGTAGACGGCACTGTGATAGAAGCAAGCGAAAATATTTGGATAGCAGACGGTGAATATGCTACAATGTGTGACCGTACACATCCTGAACAATTAGGATGGAAGTTGATGCTAAAAGTAATTCTAAAGCAATTGGTTCAAATATACAAATCTTTTAACTCGTAGAATATCAAACAAATTTTATAATGAAAACATCAAAGATAAAAAGTGGAACTAATACTATTAAAGTTCCCAAAGACACAAAGTATTGAGATTGTAGAATAACTCGGAAAGTTTAAACAAAAAAAGGAAAGGGAGGCGAAAACAAGAAGGTAAAAACTGAAAAGTTCGCCACAAAGACGGAACATTGGAAGACCCGATACCGTACAACAACAATATGGAATTGGAGAAAGGTAAATACTATACGCAATACGGAGTGACATACAAATGCGTGACCGACTCTATCGTAGGTTACGATGCTGACCTGACGGAACTGCTGTCGCTGCTGGAAAAGGTGGAAGGAGGTGCAGCATGAGAGATATTAAGTACATAGCCGTCCATTGCACGGCGGGAAGGCAGACGCAGACAATCGCCGACCTTCAGGCGGAGTTCCGCCGCAAAGGCTGGAAGAATCCGGGCTACCATTACGTAGTGGCTCCGGACGGGAATATTACACAGTTACTCGACGAAGACAGGGTGAGCAACGGGGTGAAAGGCTTCAACAGTGTATCGGTGAACGTAGCCTATATCGGTGGTATCGATTCCAACGGGAAAGGCGTGGATAACCGCACGGAGGCCCAGAAAAAGGCGTTACGCCAATTGCTTGGCAACCTGAAGAAGAAATACCCGGCAGCAGTGATTCAGGGACACCGGGACTTTTCGCCCGATAAGAACGGCAACGGTGTTGTTGACAGCTGGGAGCGGATAAAGGAGTGCCCGTGCTTTGATGCAAAAACCGAATACTCCGACCTATGAAAGCACTTCCTTATATAATTATAGGTATAGCCTGTTTCGTCTTGGGCTGGTTCGTCCGTCCGACAGGCAGGCAACCGGCGGTAAAGACCGATACGATACAGGCACCGCCTATCGTGGTCACACAGACAAAGGTCGATACGCTGTTGATGCTTTCGCCAATGCCTTACATCGCCTGGCTTCCGGGAGATACGATAGAGGTGGACGGATGCAAGCACCTGAAGGAGGCGAAGATGTATACCGATGATTCCACCTACACGGCATGGGTGAGCGGCGTGCGCCCTTCGCTCGACAGCATCCGGACATACCGACAGACGCAGTATGTTGACAGATATATCTACCGTGATGTCGTCCATCAGCCGAAGCCCAAGCGGTTCGGCATCGGTCTGAGTGCCGGATATGGTGTGGGTAAGAGCGGGCTAACTCCCGTGCTGTCCGTGACCGTGAACTGGAATTTGTGGAACTTTTGAGAAAGACAAGTATCTCTGTGTCTGTAGAAATCGCTTTATCAGAACGAAACTCCAACCGAACGGCATTCCGGAAGGAGGTTCTCTGTAAATTCGTTTACTTCTTTTCACAAGAGAACATATACTCTAACAGTCTAAAATTAGCCTCATTAATCGGAGTGAAGTCTTTTTTTATATAAAGATCAGTAACTTTCATAGACAAGTCCGTATGGCAAAGCATTTCATTTACCGTCCATTTGTCTATCCTGACATCATTAATCGCTATCGTGGCCATTGAATGTCGGGCCGAATAAAACTGAATGTTTTCAATTCCAAGTTCCTTCCCTATTTCTTTTAATCCTATATTGATTGAGCGGTTAAGGTCTGCCATAGAAGAAAACCGTTCATGGAAATTGAAAACCCTCTCCTCTCCTTTGTATTTATCAACCAACTCCTTAATCATAGGATGTACCCTGACAACCATTTTTGCATGATCATTCCGGCGGTCTTTGGTCTTTGTACGACAATAAGTGATGTATTCACCGTCATAATCCGTGGCATTGTACAAGTCGGCAGAGTTCATTCCCATAAGGCAGAACGACAATTTGAAACAATCCAAAGCCAAATCACGGCGGCATTGTTTCCCCTTTACCTTTATGCCCGAATACGGCAAGGCAAAAATCCGGCGTATGTCATCAACTGTTAATGCACGTTTCTCCGCCACGTTCATTTTAGGAGGTTTGTATTTTGAAAGACTGTTCTTGATTCTGATAATGTCATTTTCTTCATCATTGTAATACTCTCTCGCTTCATTAAAAAGTTTGACTATCTTCGATATATATAATGATTTAGCGCGCTCTTTCCCTGACAGAAACTCTTCATAGGACTTCATCGTCTTTGCCGTTATCTCGCTACAATAAATAATGCTTCTTCCCATAAATAGGCAGAAAGAGTTCAATGCACTGCGGTAATTCTTCAACCCTTTCAGTTCGCTGTGCTTGTCAAACCATTTATGCGAAAACTCCACAAAATCAATTTCAGACTTATTCCCTTTATCAGATTTCATAACCTCAATGATGGAATCTATGTCCATATCGTTCACCTCAAGAAAAAGCCCGTCTATCTTTTTTCTGTATTCTCTTATAAGCATATCGCACCTATCGAGAATCTGTTGGTTCTTTATCTTGAGACTTGCGGTAAGGTCTTTTTTCGTTACATACATTGTTGTGGAAAGATACCTTGTCTTTCTGTCATGCGTGAATCTTATCGTTACATTCCATGTTTTATCTTCACGCTGCCTGTCTTTAAATATTGTCGGTTTAAACGTAGCCAT